TTAGGAAACCGCTGCTCTATCCATCTGAGCTACGGGGCCAAGCTATTCAGACGATCACCCGCCGGTCGAATGGCCCTTTTGCCGGCCCTTTTGAGCGCCGTCGATGGCTGCGGCCGCGGCCGCAAGATCCTCTCGCGACACGATGCTGTAGCGATCAAACATCGACCTGGTTCGGTGACCCATGAGCTCCATGATAACCCGCTCGGATACCCCCTGATTTCGCATTTCACGCGCGGCGCTTCGCCGCAGATCGTGGAACGTCCGCGCCGGGATGATCTTCTTTACGCGCACGCATTCCTTCCCTTTGTCGGGCCCTCGCTTTGCGATAAACGTCTCTGGAACGATCGTGCACGGCAGCCCGGCTTTGTAGCACGCGCGCGCCCACGACTTTCTAAATGCGCCGACCTTCTGGCCGTATGCGGTGAACACGTACGGGACGATGGCGGCGACCTTGTCGGTCTCTTCAGGCCTGCCGAACTTCACGTTCTTCGGTTTGGCCTCCGACGCCCGCACGCTCTTGAGCAATTGCCGCAGCTCGGCCGTGAACGGAAACACGCGGCCGTCGCCGTTCTTCGTCGTTCCCGGATCCAGTCGGATCTCGCTGGCGACGAAATCGATGTGGCGCCATTCCAATTCCTGGATCTCTTCATAGCGCCAGCCGGTGAAGAATCCGAACATCGTGAAACTGCGGTACGGTTCCTCCAGCGACGAACAGAGGCGATCGACTTCCTGCCGCGTCAAGAAACCGGTCCGAACGTTCCGTTCAACGAGCATCGGCACGTGAGGCATGTGGAACAGCTTGCGGCCGATCATAGCCAGCCGGAACGTGTGGCGGATCGCCTCCAGCTCGCGGTTGATCGTTCCATTGGCCGGCGTCGGCGTCTCGCCCATGCGCATGCGGATATAGATTTTCAGGTCGGCCGTCGTAATCTGCGACGCTTTGCGTTTTCCGAGCACTGGCAGGATGTGCAGGCGCAGCCGCGCGTCGATGTCGTCGAGCGATTTCCGTTTGTTGATCTTGTAGTCGGTGATGACGTCCGCGGCCAGTTCCTCAAACAACACCCGGTTGGGTTTGGAAGACACTGGCAAACCGTCGGCGATCTCGGCCAACCGCAGCGTGCGTTGCCGTTCGGCTTCGTCCATGGTTCGGTAGTGCTCCGTGTGGCGGATGCCGTTCGCATCCGTGTAGCGCAAGCGGAAGCAGGCAGGTCCACGTTGTTGTATGCTTCCGGTGAGTCTCCGCATTCGGTCCTCCCAAACACCGCGTCCCTCCTAGCCGTCGCAAGCAAATGGGGATGCGGTGTGGACCGAATTTTACACACTCCGGCTTTTTCCTCTGACTGTTTCTCGTTTCCCAAAAGAGCGGCTGCGTTATGGAGTCATGACCCGGCGCGCGCCTCGCGGCTGAAAACCCACAAGCGATGGTGTGAAGAAATGTTTTACGACGACGGCTAGTGTGTTGGGTTTCCAACATAAGCTCACTTATGCGAAACAGGTTTTTCTCATGCGACAGCGGGCCGAAGCGGCGCGCTCTCAGGGATACGTGTATGACGCGCGAACAACAAATTTTTTGGTGGAACGTGAACAGCGAGCGGCTCTATCGCCTGACCTGCCGCCAAGGTCACGCGCGGGAGTTCGGGCAGAAATGTTGCCGGCGCTGTCAGGTGCAATTTGTTGCGCGAACGATGGCGCGTTATCCCGACAAGTACGGACCGATGAAGAGGGCGCAGAAACGCAAGGAGCGCGCACGCAGGAAAGAAGCCTTTATCGCAACTGCCCTTGAGGCCAGAGACCGCGCGGCAAACCGTTCTCGGATCTTGTCGGCCAAAGACACTGCGCGGTTATTCGGCTGGGCGGGATTTCGCACGATCACGCGCGGGATGTAGACGAAACACAAACGAAAACAGCGCCCGTTGTGGGGCGCCGTTCTCACAGCCTCAGGATTGCGAACCATCGAAGTAACGCAAAGTAAAACAGAGGCAGACGTGCAGATAGTCGCACGGCTGCCCGGTGGAGTGCAAGAAACATGCAGGCAGCGTCAACGTCGACAAGCCGCGAACGCGTCAACATCGCGGTCTACCATGCGATCCTTGAGAACTCCAAAGCCACCGGTCACCACCTAGCCCTGTTGCTCGTGCTCGCAAAGTGGGCCGACAACAAGGGCGAATGCTTTCCCTCCGTCCCCACTCTCGCGAAGTACTGCCACTGTAGCGTCCGGACCATCCAGCGCCTGGTCGTCGAGCTCGTCGCAAACAGGGAGCTCCAAGTTGAAAAGGGCGGCGGCAGCCACAAAGCGACAAACCTCTATCGCATCCTCGCCGTGCGCGGACCGGTGACATATCTGTCACCGGTGACACTGTTGTCACCGGTGACAAAACGTGCGCGTACAGGTGACAAATCCGGTAAACGACGGGTGACAACTGTGTCACCCAAAGAAGCATTAGAAGAATCAGTGAAGAAGAAAACGCGCGCGCGCGCGAAGGGAAAACCGCGAACGCTGTGGCCGGCCGAACAGCCCGATGTATCGAACCCCTGGCCGGCAATTCTGGCCGAGCTCCGGAAAACGACGGACGTCCAGACCTTCAACACCTGGTACAGGGCGACCCGTTTTGTCGCGGTGAGGGGCTGTCACCTAATCGTGGGAGTGCCTAACACGCTGTTTGCCGAATGGCATGATCATGAAACCCCATACACGTGGGCGGCAGCCCAACGCGCCGGATTCACCGACATCAAGCAGCTCCACTTTCAGGTCGTCGACGACTGGCAATCGCTCGACAAGCCGAAAGCGCGCGCAGCGTCTCCCTGACGGCGCGCTTTCATGCAGTTTATGCAGTTATGCGTTTCGTAGGAGGCCGACATGGAGAAAATCACAATTCGAAATCTGGACCCACTCAGCGACGAGGCGGGCCGCGTGATGGAATGGCGCGATCGCTTCTCAAAGAAGCTCCCGCCGCGGCAGCGCGCAGTGCTGGACGACATCGCCGAACAAGTCACGTTTCCTTCGCGCGGTCCGTTGTCGCAGAAAGCGATGGAGCAGCTCATAACAATCCTGGCTGCCGCCGGCATTCCGGTAAAACCGATCCTAATCGAGGCGCTTATTTGCGAGAACACTCCGCTCAATCTCAGGATCGTGGGCCGGCCGTCCGAAGGCGAGTAAGGAGAAGTTTTGAATGTCTGCGCGTCCCAAACTCCAACTCGTTACGGAACCGCCGAAGCCACCGAAGCCAACACCGGCGCCTCCGCAACTAGAACTTACCGGCGCGCCCGTTTTCGGCGATCCCGCCTGGATCCGACAGCGCGGTCCCCTCAAGCCGCGGCGGTATCGCTTCCCGAAGCGCAAGCCTCGGAATTTCTACACCGCGATCTGGCAACGGATCGAAGGCGAGTGGACGAAACTGCATTGCAAAGTCTGCAAGAGCCCACACTGGAGAATCCTGGAATCCGACGAGATCTTCGTCCGCTTGTGTTGCATGGGTGGACACGAAGGCCGATGCCTATTGGGTTATGCAGTACGGAAACCGGAGGAGTGAACCCGTGAGTTTGACCATTCAGCCCTGGGCGCTCCACGAATTACGGTGGAGCAAGCATTACTACGAAGAAGGCCACCCCAAATGCATCTGTTCGCTATGCGGAGAGGTTATCGGCGTACCCGACGACGATCCACGCAAGCTGGCGCATGATCCCGATTTTTGCGACGCGCAGACCACGGGCGACTGTGACTTGTGCGAGATCGCGATCCGGATCTTCAAGGGCGAAGGCCGCGACTGCGTTGCGCAGCAGTACCACTTCAAGTGCTTTATCCGTGTTTGCCGGCCGAGGCCCGCGCTCGGACCGGCCGAACAACAGGAGGTTTCGCAATGACGACGATCGAGTCCGAATGGGAAACCTTCGCGCGCGAAGTTGTGCCGCCCGACGCGAACCCGGTACAGCGCCAGGAAATGCGCCGCGCTTTCTACGCCGGCGTGCGCTCAATGTTTCACATCGGAACCCGCGAGTTGGCCGCATTGTCGGACGACCATGCCGAGGAACGCTTGCAGAAAATCGAGCGTGAACTGAAGCAGTTTGGCGACGACGGTCCGAGGTATCGCTTGAGCGAATACAAACACGCCGAGGCCTTCAACCTAATGCACTACGAGTGCGAGCGGTGCAAGAAGCGTGAGGTCCTCTGGAATTCTCGAGACGGCGTCACGCCGTTCTGTATCTCTTGCCGGGATTGCACAAACGCGGTTGCGCAACACGTCGATTTTAATCGCGACGTGCGCGATCCGAACTTTGGACGGCAGCTCTTTCTCAAGGCGTTCCGGAATATGCGCGTGTTCATCGATGCCAGTCCCGACAACAAACATATTCAGGAGTCGGCGGCTAAGTACGTGGAGAAGTATTGGAACGATGCAGAGTATCAGATGCGCAACAACTTCTCCGACAAACCCGCCGCGATAGCCTATTTGATCAAAGACTGGACAAAGCCGGGCTCGCCGGCGATCGTGACGGCCGAAGAATTCATCACCGGATCATGGAGGAAGGCTTGAGCGACCAGCGCAGCAAAGAGCTCGAACGCGCATACGCGATGTACATCGCCGCGATCGACGCCCCGCCGTCTGGTAACGATTATCCCTTCGGCCGACTGCAAGGACTCGGGGATGCCTGGATTGAAATTCAGATGCTCCTGGAGCAACGCGAAGGGACCGGTGAATGAACTTGGAGCCGTTGTGGCAGCGTCTCAACGAGCGCGCTATTCGACAGAAGCAAGAGGCCCAGATGATCCGACGGGCGATCGAAGCGTCCCAACGGTGTTCGAGCCCGCGCATTCTGAGCGAGAGCGAAGCCGCGGAATTATTTGGTGAACTTTGGAAGGAGGAAGACTGTGGCTGCAAAGAATCAACTGATCACAAAGAGCGTCGGGAAAGAGCCCGCGCAGCGGTGCTATGAAATCGCGACAACGGAGGGGTTGTGGTCTGTCCACGGATGGTCTCTGCCGATTAATCCCCATCTTGCTTATCGCCTGCGCTATCTCGAGCCCGAAGAAATGTCGTGGACCGTGGACCATATCCCTTCGGGGTTGTCGGTGTCACAGCGCGCGAAGCTGACGAAGGAACAAGCGGTCGGACTAATCCTGCTCATTGGACATCTCGACTGGTCCGACAGAGACGAGGCGCGCAAACACGGGCCGGTTGTTTATGAAGCGATGGACACACTCAAGATCGATTACGGCCGCGGCATTCGCATCGCGGAGGGGGAGTCGGTCCACATCGATCTGACGAAGATGAAAGACGGCGAGAGCGTGACGTTTCGGTTCAGGTGACCTTATGGACCGAACGATGACGCTTACTGAAAGACAGGCCGCGATGAAGGCGCTGAGTCGATGGCGAAAGCGCGGACGGTTTAAGCGCGCAGTCTGTCCCGCGTGCCACGAAACAGTCGCGTTACGCAAAAGCGGCGGTCACCGAAAACACGCAGATTATTCGAAATGGCCGGTGACTGTCTGCCGCGGATCCGGTCCGCCGCTCGATCGCGCGGGTCGGCTCATTCAGGAGGGATTCAAACCATGCCAGACGACCACGCGTATGTTTCGACGGCGTGCATCCACGAATTGCATGACAGGTGTCGGTTGACATGCAAATTCTGCGAGGCCATCTGCCGTTGTCCCTGCCATGGCGCCATTCCGGATCCGGCCGAGCTGTCGGCCGCCGTCCCGATCGAGGAGGAGGTTCTATCGTGAAGGTTCGATATGGTCCCTACGTCCATGTCCCACATCTGAGTCGCCGGCTTCGGAATGAGCTCTATGAAGCGCCGTCGACGTCGCGCGAGTTGAGCGTGGTTCTGGCAATTCCTCTTCGGACCGTTCAGGTCGGCCTGTGGATACTCACATCGCAAGGCCATGCACGCGTCGCCGGAGTCGTTCCGGGTGAACTGCGAAGGGGACCGCGGCTGAAGCTGTACAAACTGACGCCGGCAGGCCGGTACATGGTGCGGAAGGCCGCAGCATGAAGCAGCTCTGGAAGAACTTGTGTGAATGGCGCCGCCACACGCTTGCGCGCCCCGTCCCGATGCGCCCCGAAGCGCGCTCACCGCATCCGCCAAACAAGCGCCGGCTCGAGCAATTGCTTGTCGATCTGGAACAGATCCGTCACGAGCTCGACCGATACGTCGATACCGTGCAAGGCGTTGCGGAGGCGCAATCGTTTCTCCGCCTGGCGCTGTTGCAAGTGAAAGTGATTTCGCCAAAATCCGCGCGCCAGGCCGCACCGGGGTTGAGGCATTTCGAGGAACGCGAATGAAAAAGAAAAGCTGCCCCAGATGTAAAGCTGTTTTGCCGCTCTCGCAGTTCAAGCAATACCTTCGAGAGGGACTGCCCACGATCAACACGTATTGCAAGACCTGCCAGCGCCGGTATAACGAAGAGTACAACCGGCAAAACGAGCGCGAGTACAACACCGGATCGCTGGAGTGCTTGTGGCGTCGCCTCAATCGACGCGCGGCCGCAAGGAAAGCGGCATCCGCACCGCCGGCCGAAGCGGCGGAGCCGCGCTCGCGCGTGATGGATTCTGTGCGTCACATGCGTGCGAGCACCGGTCAACTGATACGTCGCTTTGGAGGGTAAAGACGTGACGGCCGATATCGTCTACTTCGGCGGGAAACTACTCCGCGACTATTTTCGCTGCTACCGGAAAAGGAAGTTCGAGACCTGGAACCAGGCGAAGAAGGCGGCGCGGTGGGCCCGAAAGCAAACGGGCCATTGCAACATCACGCCTTACAAGTGCGCGATCTGTTTGTGTTTCCACATTGGACATGACAAGCGTGTTCCGCGCGAACGCGCCGCGGTCGCCTCATGAAGCATATTGCTCTGACCTTGATCACGTTGGCGATGGTGCTCAACGCCTTCGCGATGTTCTTGCTTCTCCGCCGTCGCTGAACACGAACTGGAGTACTCCTCGCTTCGCGCAGTAACATAACTCAACGCGCCCTCCTGCGAGGGTTTCAAACAAAGGGAGAAAAGGACATGGCGAGTAAGCCACACAACCGCGACCGCGCGGGTCAACAGACCGGCGAACGCCAAGGGAGCATCGGCCGGCTTTCGAACATCGACACCGTTGTCGACAGACAGCGTCAGCTCGAAGCCAAGTACGGCATCGCTCTCAACCTCAGCTTCGGCGGTCCGCACATTCCTGGGTATGAGGGGCAGGATATGTGGACGGTGCGCATCTCGCGCGCCGACACGCAGTTCACGATCGTGGATCTGCAACTGCCCTCGGCCACCGAAGTCATCAGCGTCGGCTTGAATGCCGCGGCCGAGTGGCTGGCGCAACACCAGACACGCCGGGGCAAAGAGGCGGCCTGACGGGTTTGGGTAAGATCATAGAATAGAAAGGAGAAGCTCCAATGGGATTCGACACCAGCCGACAGGCGCCACGGCCGAAACGGGCCACGAAGCCGGCGATGCCGCCGAAGAAGGCCCCCAAGGCCGGCGCGAAGACGACGCGCAAATCCTCATAGTCAATATCCCCGCGTCGTCCCGGGTTCTGTCGTAATGACGGCGATCATACGGCGTCATGGGATCCATCCGGCGCGGGGCTTCAGTCAGCGTTTTCGCTGCCGCCGCCTTTTGATCTGAGCGTGATAGGCTGCGTTGCTTATCCGCCAGCCCCTTAAAAATCCAACACAGCCTGGCAGGTATGGCAGGACTGTTCTGTAGTCTATTTCTTTCTGGGCGGATTCTTCCCTGGGTGAGCTAGTCGCCATGCTTCACGGATGAGCCGGCGCACGACATTCGATCTGTTGCCCGGCTGGGTCTCGTCACGGTCCGCAAGATCGCGCAGCATGTGCTGCGTCTCTTCGTCCAGCGTAAACATGACGTTTTTTTGACGACGTTCAACAGGCATATATGCAGTGTGAATGCAGACACGCCGTTCGTCAATAGGATTCGGCATTGACACTGCATATGCAGTGCATATATGCTACTTCAGTGTTTGGCAATCGAGATTCCGGCGCGGGCCGCCCAACTGGAGGGAAACGATGAAGATCGAACTCGATATCGAGACCAACACGGGCAATGTGCCGGCCGTCGAGGCCAGCATTTTGAGAGCGCTCCTGGAGTACACCGAAACCGTGACGGCGGTGCTCCATCTGAGCGTGACGCATGAATCACCTTATGTCTGAAACAAAGAAAGGAATCTCGGCGGGGTTCCGCATGGGGCGGACGGGCTCCGAAGGCAAAAGGGCCGAGCCGGACGCCGCCGCCGTTACAGGAGAAATTATGAAAATCATCACAACACTGATCACAACGCTAGTCATCGTCGCGGCGCTTGCCGGATTGAGCCTGGAAGCCCGAGGTTTTGTCGAGAACGTTCAAGCAGCGGCCGTTTCGGTGGCGCAGGTATTCAACCGATGAAAAGAGCGGCATCACTCATCGAGAAACTGGACAGCGACCAGAAGACCGAGCTCAAGAGCCTGCTGGCCGACATCGCAAATTCGCAGGAAACCTTTTGGGATAACCTGCGCGCCTTCGAGAACGCCGCTGCAGGCGCGGGCATTACGGTCGATCTAGACGGCACGTCCGACTTCATCGACTACACCGACGTAACAGACGAACAACTGGAAGAAATTCTGAAAGCCTATATCGAAGAATCCGAGGAAGAGAAGGAAGAGTAGCCATGCCATACGGTGACGACAACGACAACCTCAACGGCCGCTCCAGGCCGAGCCCCGGAATGCCGGACCAGTTCGACCGGATCATGGGCGCGCTCGACGGCTTGCCCGATGTGGAGCATACGCGGCCTGCCACAATTCGCGTCGTGCCGCCTCTCGGTATCGGCGGGGCGCAACTGTGGGTTGTGCAAACGTTCCGGCAAAAAGACCAGGGGGACGTGATCTTCCTTGAGACCGTCGCCGGCAGCATCGCGACGCGACTGCCCATCCCTGCGAAGGTCGCGGATCTGATCGCACGGCAGCGCGACCAGCTCAGCGGCCAGATGCGCAGCAAAGCGGCGAAGGCCTCAGCTCAGGCGCGCAAAGACCGCGGCGAGCTACCCGCGTTCATGAAGAGGAAACCCGCGAAAAGAAAGAAGAAGGCCAAGGCCGGAACGGAGAAACAAAAATGAGCATGAACATTTACACCGATCTTTGGTTGTCGCCGAAGGATTATGAGCGGCCGAAGTTTCGCAAACTCTTCGACAACGGCGGATGGGATTTCGAATTCGAAGGCGAGGACAACAAGCCCGACGCAGAGGGCCTGATTCACCTTTACGCTCCCGAGCACGCATCCTTCGACGAAATGCAGCAACTGGCGGCCGACGGATTGGCGTTCTTTGCGCGTGAAGACTCGCGGTCCGAAAGCGAGGGCATGCAGTCGCTCTACGTCGCTCACCGCCGCCGCACGGTTTACATACAGGAGGACGGCTCCGGGTGTCCTGTTGTACCCGTCAAACAAGACGGCAAGCCGGATCGCGAACTACTCAAAGCCGCGCGCCAGTTCCACCGGCTGAAGGCAAAGGTCGTCACGCACGCGCTGAAACAGGCGCAACCGGAGGCGAGCCATGCTTGAGACGCTCTACAACCAGTACGCCAAAAGCGGCACGGTCCAACTGTATGAAACGGCGCACTCGGCCGGGGAGTGCAGCTACGGGCACACCGGCCATTGCACAACACAGCCGCAGCGGATGTTCCGCGGATTCACGCCCGGAATGTCACGCAGGCTGTGTTTCGGTCACGCGGTGAAATTCGCGAAACGGCACGGCATGCCGGCGCCGGAAGACAAGGGGAACTGACCGTGGAAGAGTTTGTTGTCGAGATTCGATTCCGTGCCGAGACCGACATGACGTCGCCTCAGATCGAGCGCCGGCTTCTGGGGGAGCTGCGCCGACGCCTTGATTGGCTGGTGGATGATGACAGCTTGGATTGCGAAGTCATGGCAAGAACCGAACGTGGAACGGAAGTACCGCAGCGGACATGAAATACGGCCGGACGCAATCGAACAACACCGGCGGGGCCGGCATGCGTCGCTATTGGGGAATTCGTGAGCCAGTCTGCATCACGCGTTCCTTCACTGACCTTGCGTCTTTTTTAAACATCCTCCGAAGAACGGCGTGCGCGCCTGCGGAGCAATAAATACTCGATCGCGAGACGCGTCCGCTCATCGATCGGAAGTAGGCCGGCTTCCCACTTCGCCACCGTCACGCGGTGCACCTGGAGCACGTCGGCGAGTTCGGCCTGGGTGAGTTTGAGTCGCTGACGTTTCGCTTTGAACTGCTCAGGAGTCATTGCATTGAACCTCCCCTCATACAGCGTTCGTCGATAAACAGATCTATTGCTGCATCCTCCCCAAACGCCTGCGAAACTCGGGCGCGCAGCGCGCTGGTTGGGACGTCCATGAGTTCCTCCGCGCGGAAGGGGCCCGAAGGCCCCGTGCCCGTTTATGCCATTTTGATCTCGGCCATTTTCTCGGCGAGGGTCCAGAGTGCGCGGTTCAAGCGCACATCTTGATCGATGCCCTTCACGGTGCGGGTTGTCGTGCGCTGAGCGGCTCCCGATTTGTAAGCACTGAGTCCGCCTTTGATCACGTTCTCCTGCACGCGATTGAACACGGACCACAGATCCGCACTGCGGTCGTCATAGCGACGAGTACGGAGCAACTGTTCGGAGTGGATCGGTGTATCCACGCGGCCTTCAGCGTCCGCAAAGCGGATCACGTGCGCTGCCTCGGCGAAGGCGGACTGTTCAGCCGCGGAGAGTTGAATCTGTTGCCAGCGGGCGACCGCGTCGATGGCGGCAGGCATGTTCTCGACGAGCTGCACCGATCCGGAGGCGACATCTTCGATCACGTTTCCGGTATGACGAACATTGATGGATCCGATCATGGAATCCGCCACAATCAGGCCGTTTGAGCAAACCAGCCGGAAGATGCCAGCCATGAGCTTGTAGGCGCTCGATCCGTCGTGCGAGTTGATTAGCACGACTTCCGGAAATGTACCCCCGACGCTGACAGCGGTGTCTTGCGAGCGGAAGCGAATCATGTGCTTCGCATGCTCTTTCCTGTCTTGGACACGCACGACCGATTGGGACGCCGCGAACGGCTGAAAGCCGTAGCGTTTCATGCCGTCAATCACTGCGACCGTGGGAATGTAGGCGTATCGCGCGGACATGCCATGGTAAGCCTCGGTGGCGAACGCCGACGGAGCGGCTTGGCGGATTTGATCCAGGGTTAAGGGTTGATGACTGTTTCGGATCGGACGCGGGTTAAAATCGATCGCAGCTTTCATTGGACTAGCCTCCATTGAGAGTTAGAAGCCCGTCCGGTGTTTGCGCGCCGGGCGGGTTTCGCGTTTAACTGACTACTTTACTAATGTAGCGTAAAGCTACACTCATGTCAACAAGAAAAATCCGTGCCAACCGCCGTGTCGTCACGGTTGCGAAAGAGCATCGGGAATGGGACGAGAGTCTAAAACAAAAACGATCGGCTCTGAATGGGTAGCAAAGGTTGCCTGAAACAAACCTGTCATGCTGGCTAAATAGCTGTTGTCTCCGGGACCTGAGGAGTGGATACTGGCCTTTCCCCTTCACCTTCCCTGAAGTCTCAAGAGGGGGCCTGCCACACCTGCCTGTCACACCAGATGCCACAGGCGCCACACTGTGGGCCTTTGTGCTTGGTTTATCAACACTTTAGGATGGAGTCTCAAGGATAAGATATCCTTGTGCGTCTCTCAGCCGGGCCGCCCCTCCTTATATATAAGGTAGCGGGCACGTGATCCGGATCTGACAGATCGCGACTCAGATGCCCGGCCGCCGATCGCCAGGCGGCGCCGCCGCGCCCCTCCACACCGTTCCACGCCTCACGCGCGCGCGAGAAAATTTGATCGCCTCCTGGAGCATAAGGACTTACGACGAAACTCTGGGCGGTGAAGTCAGCCTCGTTGCGCTGGATGGCGACGACGCCACTCGTCCCGGGCCTCACGAAGCTGAATGACATAACTCTCCCGCGGAGGCCGGCCGTGCGTCGCTTGCGGCGAACACATATAGCGCGCCGCCTCACCAAATTGGATCAATTCGGAATCCGACATTCTGCGCAGGCGGATTCGGAGTTGATCCACGTCGATCGGTTTATCACTCGCGAAGTCATACACGGGTCACCGCCTCGCGTCGAATAATTCGCGGCGGCCTTCAGCCTGGCTGTATGCCGGATTCTTCACCTTGATCCATCGCGCCGACTTCGTATCCGCATACGGCGCTGTCTTCAGCTTTGCGACAATTCCCTCCAGGTCGCGGGCGCAGATCATCTGAAACAATCGCACACCGCAATCCTCAGCATGATCCACGTAACGGATCCATGACGGTTCGGGCTGAATGATTCGCCTCAGCCTTCGCTTCCGTTCCAGCAACGGAAGCGCGCGCAGATCCCGGCCGTTGAGCCAGAGAATATCGAACGCACAGAAGTGCGGATCCTGCCGGCGAAACATCAGGCTGTAGAACCGCGGCTTACCATCGGCCGACAAACAGACGAGTTCCCCATCAATGACGGCATTCTTGCAGCGTACCGATTCTGCGATCGAGGCACAGAGCGGACCGAATCCCTTGAAGGCGTGATTGTTGCGGGAGATCAGGCGACAGACGCCGTTCTCGATATAGGCCAGTGCGCGGAACCCATCGTACTTGATTTCGAAAATCCAATCGGGATGATCGAACGGTTCGGAGCGGCGGCCCAAGCGCATCGGCGAAACCACAGGCAGACTCACGATTGTAGAATGCCATTCTTTTTCTATTCGAACCAGGGAGAGATTCGTCCTCCCCCAAAAGGAAACTTTCCGTCGGTTGTGTTCCGATGAAATCCGCCTATATACTTCATAGCCCGGTGGGGTAGGCTGGCCGGCCGAGTCCTGAGCTCCCGTCTCGGGATCCCACCCGCACTTCAAACAACGCGCGGGAGGCGTTCATGTCTTCAGAAGAAATCGCTGTTCGCTGTTCACAATGCAACGATACCGGTTGGATGACCGTTTCGGCCGACGGCCGGAGTGGGGTCATTCGCTGTGAGTGTTTCAAGCGTGAGCGGGTCCCCCGGCTATTGGAACTTGCGCACGTTCCACCGCACTACACCAACGCCACCTTGGAAACCTTTGACGTGCCGCCGCAGAACCCAACTTTGAATTATGCAAAATTGGTTGCAGAAACGTTTGTTCGGGAGTACCCCACAGCGGTCGGCCGCGGAATACTGTTCATGGGTAAGCCGGGCTTAGGCAAAACCCATCTCGCATGCGCGATGATCAACGCTCACACTCATAACGAAACGACAGAAGCGAGGTAAACGAAAAGAGAAATTGGTCCTAAAACGGCGAAAGCCGTGAGTTCATCACGGCTTCCAAAATCTATTAATCCCGCTTGTCATAACCGGTGCTGGCACACTGGCGACTCGCTTACCCGAAGTGTATCACAGGGGGAGGCGAATCATGGCTAGGGTGCAGTTCGACATCATTGGCGAACCGGAAAAAATATCCGTCGGGACATTCTTTGGTTCGTTTTCAATTGCATTAACGCTGCTTCGCGAATTCGATCAAGCCATTTCCGGGAAGTATCATGGCAGCTTGCTATGGTACATCTCTCGTCTTCACGGCAATGGTTCTTTATCACTTCAGTTCCGATCTGATCCAAAGCGGAAAAAGAAGGAGCCGATCGCCGAAATCCGCGACTTTGGGCCTCAGGTAACGAACGCCTTCGTGACTGGCTTTGAGAATATCGAGAAGAAGGGCATCAGCCCTCCATATCTCTCCGAATTCGGTATGGCGCGTATTGATTCGCTGCTCCGATTTATTAAAGAAGATCGGGCAAAGGAATTTGAAGTAAGTGACCTTACGCGCTCGGTTCGCGTCTCCAATAAATCTTCTGAGAACCTCGGGCAGCTTCTGCCTGTAACAAGGGAGTCTATTGGCAGCATTGAGGGCAAACTTGAAGCCATTTCAATTCATAAAAGACCGAGGGTGATGGTTTATCACTCCATAACACGAAAGGCCGTCACATGCAGATTTGAAGAATCCGAGTTTTTAGACGCGATGAAGTCTGCCTTAGGTCATCGCGTTGTAGTTTCGGGCAATGTCCATTCCAACATAAAAGGTGAACCGATCAGAGTAGAGATGGAAGCATTGCGCGTTCTCGGACCGGAAAGCGCACTCCCCGATATTGAGGAACTGGGCGGCTCCGACCCAATGTTCACGGGTGAGATGACGACAGATGAATTCATACGGAGCATACGCGGTGGCTGACCAGTATAGAAAGCCGTACTTGGAATCTTCAGTCTTTATAAGTTGGATTAAAGGTGAAGTCGTCAAAAGTATCGATCGAAAATCAATCGTTGAGCATGTCCTCAACTCAGCAAAGAATGGGTCATATTACATTTTTATTTCACCTGTGGTCCTCGCTGAAGTTCATAAGCGGCGTGGATCGCCGTCCCTAACAGACGAGGAAAACGGCCGTATTCTGAAATTCTTCGAGCATGAATGGATCAAGATGATCGATATAAATCGTGATGATGGCGAGAAAGCCAATTTGCTGTGCCGTCAATATTCACTTACACCAAACGATGCGTTGCATCTCGCCTGTGCATTAAAGGGCGGATGTGACGTCTTATTATCATGGGACGAACGGCTCATTTCAGTTGTCCATTCATCTATAAGAATTGAAGAACCGCAAATCATCACTACGGCCGCAGCAGGCTCGGGCGGTCAGTTCGTGCTTGGCGATATGCTGCCACGTGAGCGGACTGAATGAGATTCTATGCCTAAATCAAAATCACAAGCCGAAGCGCATTTTCGCCGCTTTGAAGAAATGATGAAACAGATTCTCTCCGTGCCGAAAACGGAGATTGAGAAGCGCGATGCGGAGTGGAAGAAACAGCGGGCGAAGCTGAAAAAGAAGCGAGCGGTGAAACGCTAGGCGGTTAATGTGGGAAGCGAATCTGGATTAGCGGACAAGATTGTCGATTTGTGCAAGCGTGGCGTCCTGCCGAAACTATTTTGCGTAGCTGACATAAGAAAACATTTCGGCAACGATTACGCAGAGAACTACATCAGAACGGTTCTCGCGAACTATTCGGAGCGCACTGGCGACTACGTAAAGCGCGGCCAGAAGGCCAGGTTTAAACGGGTGGCGGGCGGAAATTATGCCTGCCTCTAAGCGAGCTTGTTTAGTCAAATTGCAGCACGGGTAGATTATGCCTAGGGAACCTGCACATATCAGCCATGACCCGGACTTCCACATCCCATTGTCTGACCTATGGGAGCATCGCTCTACTCCGAACACTCTATCTGTTGAGCAACTGAGGCACATGCTGGGATGTACCGATTGCCTCGCGCTCCTCGGTCTTTGTCAGATGTCAAAAACCGTTGAGCAGGTTGAAAAAATCGAACGAGAGAGAAAAGCCAAATAAAGGCCAAGGCAAAGCTTCAAATTAGGACATTACTCGGATTCCCTCGGATTCTCGGTTTCCCTCTACACTGGACTCATGACACATGAAGTAACCGAAGAAACCTGCGGCATCGATCACGGCGGATGGAGCTGCAAGCGATGCAAGCATTGCCGTCGGTGGGTGACACCGAAGCAGGAACAGGAACACGCGCAGTGTCCGCCTGGGAACTGAATCCTTTTTAACCACGTGCGCCGGTCTACACTGGATGCATGACACAAACCATTGAAGTGCAGTACTCATGTCCCGACTGCGCGCTCGTCGACGTCGGCGTGCACGTGCAGGCTCGGACCGATGAAGATGTCCGGGAGTGGATGGACCAGACGGTCCAGGCCGTCAACGCGGATCACGCGCAGCGATCGCGGGCTTGTCGGCCACAAAGGATCGGCAATCTCAAGATCCCGATCGAGGGCGCCGACAGGGTTGGCGGACCGGTGGTTCATTGAAGCCGAAAATCCGCGTGATTCCATCGTCTGATTGTTCTACTAACAGTTTCCACCAGACCGAGATCGTCAGCTCGGCCCCCGAATTCGCCGAGGCCACAACCTGGGCGGAGCCGTGGCGAAGCACGATCATGATGAGGGCGCGGTCCTATCTGGCGGTGTGCAGTTGCGGCTGGCGTTTCATCGCTCGCGAGTCCGCATGGGAAGCGGAAAGAGACGCCGATGTCCACATGCTGTACGTCATGCTCGAGCCGGAGCCGGACCCGCCTCTTGACGAAGTGAACCTGGAGTGAGCATCAATTGTGCTTGTCGGGCTTTCTCGGACAGGCGACAATCGGTAGCGTGTTGCCATCCCCTCAGACAAATGGTGTGTGTCGATGATGACCTATCACGAACGGTTAAAGGCGGCTCTGTTGAAGCGCGCGGAAATGGAGCGCGAGCTGCGTCAGGCGGAAATCATGATGGACCTGGTGAAGCGCAAACTCCGGGAAGTGGATGTTTCCCTCGCCGAGATCCAACGCTTGCACATCACCCCGGTTCAGGCGAAAGCGTCATAGGACTAGCCTCCCATCGAGCATAGGTGGTCAGCCTTATAGGACCTTACTCCCCTAACGTGCTATAACCGTCAGCGTTTTCGTGCAGTTCACGAAGCGGCGAAAACGGTTTCCCACAGTAAATCCACTTTCGAAAGGTCTGAAATGTCCCAAATCTGTGTCGGCTGCCAACAGCCATCGCCTGTCGCGTCTTCAACACTGGATGCTCATGTTCACGACCGATGCCCGAAATGTTTAGTCCAGTTCTACGATCGACTGTTCGCAACCTTCCTGAAATCCTGTTCCGTGTGCGGTGAGCTGAAACAAATCGCATCCTCCAACGTTGTTCCCGAATTGAAGGACGTGTGCGCCGGATGCATGGCGCACGTCTACGATGACGCGTTTCGCACTGCGAATGCCGCCTGGATGCGGCGCTGTCTGCATTGCGAAGCGGTTCTGCCGATCGGCCACGGCAGCATCTACTGCAACAAGAACTGCGCCAACGCGCGAAACTACAGAGAACGAACCAAATAACGATTCAGACGAACCATCTGAAGACCCCCTTTTAAAAGCGTGGTCAGTTAGGCACTATAGCCTCGCCTTTCGAATTTCACGGGATGGCGCGCCGCCAACTGATTGCCGGCGACTGAACGTAAGGGTCACGGATGATTCCATCTGACAGTTCTGCTCGCAACACTCAGCCGGCCGCAGCAAGCAAGCGCCAACGCGGCCCGGCATCTTCCTCCGAGACTTCCACCGAGAAAACACCCACGTTCCGCCAAGCGTGTTCGGAATACATCCGGAAACACGCCGAAGCCGCGGAGCTCGCCAAAAGACTCGAACTGCTTCGCGAAATCGCCATGGAAGGTCTGCGTCGGGGCCAGAAGTCGCCGGCCGATCTGCCGTTCCTTCTCGAGATCCAGGAATCGGAACGCACCATCAAGGACTACAAAACGCCGCTGCTGGAGGCGTTGGTGAATCTGCTCGGATCGGAAGAACAGGCCCAATCCCATATTGAAGAGATCGAATCGGAGTTTGAAACCAATCCCGTGGAGTCGTTGGTTGTGAAGCCGAACCGGCTTTACATCATCAAGAAACTATGACGGTCGGTTTGATTGTTCTGGGACTGTGTACGGTATTGGCGGGCCTAGTGATCGGCGCGGGCATGTGCTCGATCGGTGACGGGATCCGCGAGCTGGCGAAGGTCGCCACACGCGAAGTCGTGCGGCGCGAGACCTACAAAGGCTTTTAAGCCGCGTCCTTTTGTTCCCTTTTCGGCCACGGTGCTGGCCGAGACCCATCGTGGTGAAGCAATAGCTTCCTGACGGTCGAATTTCATCCAAGAGAGATAAGCAAGATGCTCATCAGTAATCGAAAGCGCGGCGAATCGATCACGATCGCCAACAAAGTCGAAGTCACGATACTTCACATCGGTACTACTCGCGTTCGCCTGGGAATCAAAGCCCCGAAAGACATTCCGGTCCGTGCTTCTGTCGGCCCGTCCCTTAACTTCCGACCGAAGCAGTGAGGACGATCGTCCGCATCGCCAACCCCGTTCCCGGCGGCAAACGCTACACCAGCCTGGATCGCGCAAAACACTACGTGAAGATGCGCCGGGCGGTGATGACGGACGAGGGTGAGTTGTTTTTCTACACGTCTGCGCAACTTTTGATCCGACGCGAAGAAGAGAACCTGCGTGAGGCGATCAAGCGATACCGCGGCGGCGTCATCCTCTGGAACGGATCCAGCAAACCGAATCATCACGGGCCGGTGTTGCACGGGCCCGGCGAAGTGCGGAGTTAGTCGAGTGCCAACCGCCGCGGAACTCAAAGCAGCCGGCCTTGTCGAGCGCCTGTGGAAGCAAAGGCCATCGGCCTGGGATTGGGATCACTGCAACGCCTGCCGGTATCCATTCAAGAAACGACTGGACGGAAAGATCGACATGGACGACTTCCGCGGTCACAAAGAATCGTGCCCGAAGGCACATAAGCAAGGACGCTGATGGACGGTTACCCGTATCCACTGGAAGATCTAATCGACAAGCTGCCGAATAAGACGTTGTTCGAATGCGCGAAGGACTTCGTTGAAAACCCTTCATCCGGATCGATCAATACGCAACTGGCGCTCGCGTCCGAGCTCCGGAGGCGGCGGTTCTTCATCAGCGAAGACGCCGTGCTACATGCCGCGGCCAGTCAGATCCGAGGGCATTTTTAACGGTGATGCGACTGTCCGATCTCGCTGCGACTGCCGAAGCACTGATCGCCGCGCACCGCGAAACGCTGTCATTCCTACATTACGACGGGTTGTTCTTTGTACGCCGGCCGATGCTGAGTGTCGAGACGAAACAACAGTTATCCGAAATCGCCGAAGCGATGGTCACCGGCTACAGTGACCTTGCGCCGGAGCTCTCTTTCCGCGACGGGCTCTGGTGTTTGAAGTTCTACCGGCCGATACGCGCGGAATGGCGCGGTTCAATCGCATGCGTACTGCGCCAAGCGGAACAATTCGCTTCCATCCAGGCAAGAGCGTGATCGCGAACACGATGATCCATTACGAGGACAACCGCGACGCGGCCGAAATGCAGCGTGTGCGGGAAGCGGAAGTCGAAGCCCTGCGGCGCGAGTGCCGGCGCTTGCGCCAGCTTCTCGAGATCCAGGAATCGGAACGCACCATTCTCGTGCGCCAAATGGCCAATCAAGCCGATACGGCCGCGCTGCCCCGCCCCGCCCAATGAGCATGGCCGACGGTTCGATCAGCGTCACCTGGCTCTGCGGATCGGGCATGCATTGCACGAACACAACAACCCCGGGCACACACCCCGGCGACGATCTGACAGAAGTCGCGCTGTGCGTGCACATGAAACACGAGCGCAAGGCGGTGAATGACTCGAATGGAACGCAAGCAGACGAACCGAAAGCGTAACGAATTCGGTCTGACGCCCCGGCATATGGACGTCGTGAAGATGCTGCCGTACGGCTGGTCACAGCGCGATATGGCGCGCGACTTGGGCGTGTCGGTCCATACGATCAAGCATCATTTGACGGAAATCTACGACATCACCGGGACCGAGAGCCATCGCCATCTGTTGGTTTGGGCGATTCAGCACGGCGTGGTCTCTGTTGAAGTTCCCGGATGCTGTGCGGTAGCCGGCTCCAGCAGGTACGCTGGAGAATCCGGCGACTGACACGGCAGATCCGAGAAATCGAAAAGCGGCTCGCCAGCGGCAGGCGACCAGCGACAACAAGCAAGCCGCAATGCCAACATTCACGGAGGAATGATGAGGGAGCTAACCGATCACATTGTTGAAGGTGATTCGAGCAATCACCAACTGAATATTCTGGTAGCGGACGCGCCCGGCGCCGGCGGCGCAAGCCACCGCTACGAAATCACGGGTTTCGATACGGAGAATAACCCATCGCGCGCCGACCACAAGGGCTATTGCGCGATCTATTCTCGCGAGCTGGTTCTGTTTCAGAACGGCCCGATCAAAGAGAACGGCGTCAACGGCATCACCAACGAAGCACTTCTCGCAATCGTCATCGATCGGCTGCGCGGCTTCCAGGCCGGCCCGTTCTCCTGTCGCGATAACGCGATCGCGCTGACGCACTGCGACGAAGCGCTGATGTGGTTGCAACGCCGCACACGCGAACGCATCAAGCGCGGCGTCGAAGGAACCACCCAGAAATGAGCGCCGTCGAACAGTCCGCAATGAATCCGGTCGGTCTAACGAACAGGATTTTTGTCGACATTCCTACGGCCGCCGAACTCGCTGGCTTTTCGATCCGGCACTTTCGCCGAATCATTGAAGAGGATCGGATTCCGATTGTGCAGATCGGCCGGAAGTTTTTCATCCTCGGCAGGGATCTAAATCTATGGGCCGAATCGCCTGGCCGCTCTCCATGGGCGGACGCAAAGACAGAGCCCGTGCAGCTCGATGACGAGGACGACGAGTTATGACGCATTACATCGTTCTCGGTCTCTTGCTCGTTGCTGGCGTTCTGAATATCGCTTTCGTGGTTTTCGCAAGAAGCACGCGCCGCAATGCCGCGAAGATCGAGTTTTCCGGCTCTACCGCACATTGGGTGCGACCGCCGAAGGTGCAGCACGGTCCGCAGGAATGGCCGTGGTGGCGCTTGATGTCCTGGTGCTTCTGCCGCCTCCAAGTGGTGCGACCGTCGACCGGCTGGCGCTTGTGGATTTACACGCGGTGGGGCGCACTCTTTGGCGACGTCTACTTCATCCGAAAGAACCAATGAACGCCGGGCAAGACATGCTCGTGCTGACGCGCGATCTCGGTCAAGTCGTCTTCACCGAGTACGACGCGGCGAACGATCAGTTCGTCATCGGCTTCGATGGCAGATTGTTTTCCGCGCATTCGTTCGAAATGGCCGTCGCCAAGGCGCGCAATTGGGCGGAACACAACAGCGGATCGAAGCCCATGAGACGGCCGTAAGAGAGAATGTGTGATCACGTCTGGGGCTACGACTTCCTCGCCAACGTCTACCGCTGCGGTCGCTGCGGCGAGCCCCTGCCGGAAGAATTAGAACGAACTCGAATAATTATTCGATCGCACTCGAATAATTCCGAATCGACCGATCGGACCTGAACAGGCCTAAATAGACCCCAAAGTGGGTCCATATGGTGCGGTTGACCGAAAGCCGCTGCATCAACTGTGGCGATCGGCACATCGAATCCCTGTCGCCGCAACTGGAGTTTCCGTTCACACGGATGTGCATCTGCGGATGTTCGCTGTTCGAACCTGAGCCGGACCCGCTTCTGAGGACTGATGAGCTGCTACAAACGCGGGAAGTACTACTGGTATGACCTCCTCTGGGACGGAAAACGGATCCGTCGATCGACACGTCAAGCCTCCAAACGCGCCGCTGAACAATTAGAAGCCGCACACCGTACGCGCCTGGCATTGGGCGAGGCCGATATCGCGCCGCGAAAGAAGGTCACGCTCAAAGATTTCTCCGCGCAGTTCAACGACTATGTGAAGGTGCGATCGGCCGAACGGCCGCATACGGTCGCCTTCTACAAGCGCACGACGTCGAAACTTCTCGAGTACGAGCCCCTCGCTGCGGTCTGGCTCCATGCGATCGATGAAACATTGATTGACGGATACGTCAGTCAACGCCGGGAACAAGTCGCGCCGGCGACGGTCAATCGCGAGCTCGCCACGCTGAAACGCATGCTGCGGCTGGCGATGACGCATTGGAAGCTGCTCGACAAGGTCCCGAAGGTCACGCTGCTCGACGGAGAACGGATTCGCGAATTCATTCTCTCGCCGGAGCTCGAAACCAAGTACCTGGCGGCGGCGCCGCAACCGTTAAAGGATGCCGCGGTCGTCATGCTCGACGCAGGCCTGCGCGCCGGCGAGCTGCTCCGTCTGACGATTCACGACATCGAATCCGAACCGAAGCAAGGCGCGAAACTCGGCTCGATTTGGATCCGGAAGGGGAAATCGAAGAATGCCAAGCGCGTCCTCTCGATGACGGAACGCGTTAATGAAACGTTGGCCAATCGGCCGCTGACCACGAGCGTTTACATCTTCCCGGGTAAGAAGCCGGAAACGCCGATATCGATTTCGTGGCTGGAGCGGCAGCACCGCAAGGTGCGCGAGACGCTGAAGCTGCCCGAAGAGTTTGTCATCCACTCGCTGCGACACACGTTCGGAACCCGCCTGGGTGAGACCGGCGCGGACGCGTTCACAGTCATGAAGGTGATGGGTCACTCCTCGGTGACGATCTCACAGCGTTACGTGCATCCGACTCCGGACACGATGGAACGGGCGTTCGAGCGCCTGGCTGCGTTGCAGACCGCTAAAGAAAAGAAGGAAAGTTAAAGCGTGAAGTACTTGGAACCGTCGTTTACAGTCGCGGTGACCGACCGCAAGACAGCACCGAAGACGCGCAACTTTCGCGAGCTCCGTGAGGATCTCGAACGTCGGCAGCGCGCCAAACGGCCGCACAAATACGTCAACGGCGGCGTGATGTGCCAGATCTGCGGGCTGGATCCCCGCGCTGCGATTCACATCTAAAATTAAATTCATAATGCCGGAAAGTAATGCAGCGCCGGCGCCACCAGATTTCCTCAGCGCAGAAGCGCAACAAGAATGGGGCCGACTCGCTCCAGGCCTCTTCGCCTCCGGCATTCTAACCTCCACGGACATCGCGGCATTCGCGGCGTACTGCCAAGCCTGGGCAGACTTCAGTTATGCGCGACGCCAGATCCAGGCGGAGGGAATGCTCGTGGTCGGCGCCCTGGGAAATGTCATCGTGAATCCGCTACTTTCGGTTCAGAATCGCGCGGCGCATACATTCCACAAGTTTGCGGTCGAATTCGGAATCACGCCACGATCGCGGTCGAGCCCGTCGAAGAAGAAGCCAAATGCCGAGCCGAATCGGCATATCGAAGCGTCGGCCCCGCGCCAGCCGCACACAAATGCCGAGCGGAATCGGCAAATCGAAGCGCCGGTCGACGATCTCGACGCGTTCATGCGCGGCTGACATGAGCGAAGAACGAAAGCTGCTGCCCGCATTCGCCGTCTCGCTGATGCCGGCCAAGCAAGAAGTGTTTCTGGACGCCTATGCCAAACACGGCTGCATCACCGCGGCCGCGAAAGTCGCCGGCATCGATCGCAAGACGCATTACAACTGGCTCGGCCCGAAAGATAACCCAACGTCCTACGCGATCCGGTTTAACGAGGCCCGAGATACATTCGCCGATCGCATTCGCTACGAGATCAAACGGCGCGCGCTGGAAGGCGTCAAAAAGGCCGTCTATTACAAGGGCGAAAAGATCGGCACCGAGGAAGAGCACTCCGACCGGCTGCTGGAAATGCTTGCCAAAGCGCATTGTCCGGAATACCGCGACAAGGCTGAAGTCACCCACAGCGGTGAGATCACGCACAAAGGGCAAGTCGGCATAACCGGCGGCGTTCTGCGCGTGGAATTTGTCAGAAGCCCCTTCGAAGACGGATCTACTCCAAAGATTACTGATACCCGAACGCCTTGAATTCCTTTTCCAGCCCGCGCGCTTCAAAGCGGTGTGGGGTGGGCGTGGGGGCGGTAAAAGTCACACAATCGCGGCCGCGCTAATCATTGAGGCGTATCGCCGGCCGCTGCGCGTGCTCTGCGCACGCGAGATCCAGCAATCGATCCGGGACTCGGTAAAACGTCTGCTCGACGACAAGATCGCGGCGGCCGGCATCGGCGACTTCTATCGGTCGACAGATACGGAGATCCGCGGGGCCAACGATTCGCTGTTCATTTTCGCGGGCCTGCGGACCAATATTGCGTCGGTCAAATCGCTGGAAGGCATCGACATCGCATGGATTGAAGAAGCCAACACGGTGTCTCAGGGAAGTCTCGATGTCCTGATCCCGACCATTCGAAAGCCGGGATCCGAGCTCTGGTTTAGCTGGAACCCGCGGCACTCGACCGATCCTGTCGATGCGATGTTTCGCGGCGCCGCTCCGCCGCCGAACACGATCGTCCATGAGATCCAGTGGCGCCACAACCCGTGGTTTCCAAAGGTGCTCCAGGATGAGATGGAATGGTGCAAGGCGCGCGATCGCGACAAATGGTTGCACGTTTGGGAAGGCGGATATCTCAGAAACTCCGAAGCGCGCGTGTTCAAGAACTGGCGCATCGGATCCCCGGACGAATTCCCAACGAAGCGCGAAACGCGGTTTTACTACGGCGCCGATTGGGGCTTCTCGACAGACCCGTCGACGCTGGTGCGCTGCTACATCGAAGGCCGCGTGCTGAAGGTCGACTACGAAGCTTACGGCCACGGCGTCGACATCGATTTCCTGCCGTTCATGTTCGGCGGCTTCGGCGATCCCGAGCTCAAGAAGCTCAATGAGGAAGCGCACAAGAAACTCTCGAGCGGTTTGCCGCAGTACGGCGGCAAGCTGCCGAACTGGAAAGGCGTGCCGATGGCGCGCAAATGGCCGATCCGCGCGGATTCGGCCCGGCCCGAAACCATCAAGTACTTGCAGACGCATGGCTTCCCGCGGATGGTGGCGGCCAGCAAAGGCGCCGGCTCGGTTGAGGACGGCGTGGAGTTTCTCAAAAGCTACGACATCGTGGTGCATCCGCGCTGCATACACACGATTGACGAATTGACGACGTATTCCTACAAGACGGATCCGTTGACGGGCCAGGTCCTGCCGATCCTCGAAGACGACAAAAACCATATCATCGACCCGCTGCGATACGCGCTGGAAGACGCGCGCCGCCCGGGCCTGCAAATCTTTTAATGAAATTCTCACACCGTTTCGCACGTTGGGTATTACGGCGCGCCGCCGAACTCCCTCTTCCCATGCAAGCCCGCGAAGGCTTCCTGCTCAACGTCGGCGCCGGCAATGATTTAGAACTACGCCCGGTCAAAACGAAGTCCGACCAGCTCGACTCCTATGCGGGTTGGGTATATGCATGCGCGTCGACGATCGCCTCCGATCTCCGCGCCAATCCATGGGCCGTCTGGAAGAAGACCGGCAAGCGCCGCGAAGACTGGGAGGAAGCCGACAAGGCCTCGCTGCCATCGCTATTCAGCCGCCCCAACAGCACGCAGACCTGGGGACAATTCATTGAACTCCGGAACCTGCACAAGGATCTGTGCGGCGAAGCGTACTGGCATCTGATCTGTTCCAAACCCGGCGGCGCCGTCGTCGGCATCCAGCTCATTCAACCCGACTATGTCGAACAGCCAGTCCTTGACGGCCCACGCATCGTCGGGTGGAGAGTGAGCATCGGGGGACGCAGCGCCACCACGATCGATGCGCAGGACATCATTCCGGACTTCTATCCGCATCCGGCCGATCCGCTGCGCGGCGCTTCCCCGGTTGAAGCGTTCGCACTGTCGCATCATCTGGATCTCTATATGCGCGCGTACGGCGTGAAGATGGTTCGCGACGGGTCCTCGATTGCTCAATATCTCAAAACCGAACAAGAACTGACTCCCGAACAAGCCGAAGCGTCAGCCGAACAGGTGACTGCGCGCGGCCGCCGGATCGGCCGGCTTCACGTTTTCGGCAAAGGCGTATCGGTTGAAACGCCGGGCCTGCCGTTCAAGGAGTTGGAGTTGCTGGACACACTGAAGCCGTCGCAGCAACAAATCATGGGCATCTACAAGGTGCCCGCCTCGAAGCTCGGCATTGTCGAAGACAGCAACCGCGCCAACATGGAAGCGGCCTCCTACAACTACAACCTGAATGCGCTGTGGCCGCGGCTGATGACGTTCGATGAAATCATGAATTTGATTCTGATGCCGCGCGTATTCGGTAAAGCGGCCTCCGGTTTGGCGTATGAATCCGAGAGTCCGGTCAAAGAGGATGAGCAGCAAATCTTCGATCGCGCGCTGAAAAAGTTTAATGCGGGACTGATCAAGGTCAATCAGGCGTTACACGAAGTCGGCGCCGACGATCAGGGCGAAGAAGGCAACGTCTACTTCATTCCGTCGACCGTGACGATCGTCAAGAACCTGGAACCGACGCCGCCGAAGCCGGAACCCACAGTCTCGCCAATCGCCCCCAACAATGAAAGCGGCGGGCAATCGCCCGCCGCTCCCACCCCGCAAACAAACCAACCGAAACAGGCCAATCCTATCGAAGAGGCCACAAAGAAGATAGCCGCGGCCGCTCAAGTGACCGCCGATGCGGGCATGCGCCTGGCGCTCGACGCCAACAAGCGCGAGATGGCGGTCATGCGGAGGCAATTGGCCGAAGAACGCTACCTGCGCATGCAGGAGCAGCTCGAAGCGCGCGCCAAATCGAAGTTGCGGGCGCAGTTCTCGCGCGACCTGAAGGAAACCAAGCGGCTGCTCGATGAACATTTCGCCGGCACGCGCATCATGCGTCCTCCGGCAGGATTCCCGGAACAACTCATGGTTCTGGATATGGGAACGCGGAACTGGATCGACGACGCCGCCAAAGCGAACCACGATGAATGGCTCGATCTGCTGCGCGAGATCACATTGGACGGCGCGCGCGCGGGCACGGAACTGCTCAAACAGGAAGTCGCCGGCGGAATCTCCTTCAACGTGTTCCAACAGAAGGCCGCCGAATTCGCTGCACGGCACGCGGCCGAAAAAATCAGCGGCATTCAGATCACGACGGAAAGAGCCGTCCGCCAATTGATCACGCGCGCGGTGGAAGACGGCTCGAGCCTGGCGGACACATCGAAGGGTTTGGCCGAGCTCTACGACGAATTCAAAGGCAGCCGCGCGGAAACGATCGCGCGCACCGAAACATCAACCGCCGTCAGTTGGGGCAAGTATCAAGCGGCGCGAACCAGCGCCGCGAACCTGGGCTTAACGCTAGAGCGCCAATGGGTTGCCACGCGAGACGATCGAACACGCGATACGCACGCTGAGGCCGACGGTCAGACGATCGCTTTGAACGACACGTATGTCGTCGGCGGCGCGAACCTGAGACAACCGTCCGATCCCAACGGGCCGGCTGAAGAAACAATCAACTGCCGGTGTACGGAAACGTACATCGACGTTTCGGACTAGAATCCGAATCACCATAACAACTTTTGCGAAATGACAGGCCCGCCTCCCCGGCGGGCCTTTTCTTTTGGAGCTGATTTTCATGGATGAAAAACTCTGTATGCGCGGCGCTTTCTTAAGCGCCGACGACACATCGCGCGTGATTACCTTCCGCGCATCCTCCGCCGCAGTCGACCGCCACGGCACCCGCATCGATCCCACTGGCATCGACACCGACAACTACAACCAGAATCCCGTGTTCTGTTGGGCGCATGACGCCTACCCCTCCATGTTCGGCGTGCCGAAGATGGAACACGTGCTGGGCCGTGTTGTCGCGACGCGAGCATCGAATGATGCCTTCGACATCGATGTCGAATTCGCGACCGCCGACGTGAATCCGCTCGCCGACCAGGCCTTGAAGATGGTCAAGGCGCGGTTCCTCAATGCCGTGAGCATCGGCTTCCGGATCATCGACGCGCACGTGAGCGTGGTTGACGGCGAAGAGATCCCGATGATCACCAAGTGCGAGCTGCTGGAAATCTCGCTCGTGGCCGTGCCGTCGAATCCCGAGGCGCTGGCTTTATCGCGGGCCAAAGAAAAAACGAAATCGAGCGTTCCCCCTGTGGAACGCCAACAATCTTCAACGCCTCCCTCCCAAGAGGCAGACTTCGGCGTTGTGATCCACGCGCTCCAACGCGCGTTCACCGACTGGCAGATCCAGAAAGCTTTTGAATCTGCCCTCAATTAGCAAACAGACCGATCCCCAAATCCCAAAACACAACTCGGAGTAAAGAAAATGGAAACCCAGAATACGGATTTCGCCGCCGTCGTGCGCGCCGAAATCAAACAGGTCGAAGAGACCTTGAAATCCCACGTGTCCGGCCAGGTTGCCGAACAGTTCCGCACGGTTCAGGCCGACATGGCCGCGATCCGCGAAGACCTGAAGACACGCGCGTTGGCCGGCGAATCGCCGAAAGCCGAAAGCGTGAAGGAACTCGAAACGCGGTTGGCCGCGGCCGAGACTTCCGTTCGCGAAATGGTTGAAGCTGCGAAAACAGCGACGACCAAAGTCACGTCGATGAATGAAGAGGAGCGCGATGCGAAACTCTTCACGGGCGCTTTCATCGCCAATCAGGAGGAGCTGCGAAGCCGCCTGTATCAGTTGCGCCAGTTCGGAAGCGACAGCACGCGCGCTATCGACGCGTCGCTGTTTGCGACCGGCGGCAAGCTGAGCCCCGAGACCGCGGACCGATTCATCGATTGGGTCATTCAGAAGCAAGCGGCTCTTTCGAGAATCACCACGCGCCGGATGCTGGCTCCCCAGGGCCACATCGATGAGCTGACGGTGTCCCGCCGCAGCATGCGCAAAGCCGTCGACGGCGAAGCGCCAACGGTTGCCGATGCCATCGGCACCAAGCGCCGGACGTTGACGACAGTCGAAGTCATCTGGGCGGAAGACATCACACTGACGTTCCTCGAAGACAACATCGAGCGACGCGGTGCGGAAGCCCACATCGCCCGGCTGATCGCGACGCAGTTCGGCAACGACGCCAACGATCTGGGCTGGAACGGCGACGACAGCGAAGATTCCAGCGGCGGCGATCCGTTCCGCTCCATCAACCAGGGATGGATCCGGTTGGCGCAAGACGACAACCAGGTCAACGACGTCGACGCGTCGGACAACTCCGGCGACGATGCCACCTGCTCGGGCGTCCTCGGCGAAGCGATGCGCAGCCTTCCCGTCGAATACCTCGGCCTGGGCGACCTCGGCTACTTCATGCCGTTGCCGTTCTGCCAACGCTATGCGGAGGAATTGTCTCAGCGCAAGACGCCGCTCGGCGACCAGGTAATGGTCAACGGTTTCCCCGTGCTCCGATATTTCGGATTGCCCGTGATTCCGGAAGTCCACCTGTACGAATTCACCCAGGACAAGGGCATGCTGACCCCGCTCAGCAACCTCGTGTTCGGCGTGCAGCGCGTCGTGACGGTTGATGCGGAATGGCGGCCTCGCAAGCGCGCGGTGGAATACACCGTGACGGCGAGAATCGACTACGAGTACTCGACTGGCAAAGCCATCGCGCTCGTGTCCGGTATCCCGGCCTTCCTGCGGTAGTCGCAATTCATGACGGCGTTGGCTCCCCCGTGCCGTCATCCTCCCCGGGCCCGGGTTTACCGGGCCCGGCCTTTTTTCACCAGCTTCTCAGAAGTAGGAGAAGCGTTCTCCTACCGCTTCTCACACCGGCCAATGGGTCGGAGTGGGACGGATAGGGATGAATCGGGACAGATAGGGCTTTACACATGAACGATGCAATTCCTGTAGTGACTGCGGCGGTCGACAAAGCCGAAGTCGCTTTACCGAACTTCTCACGGGCCGCGCGCGTCTGGTCGACAGCCGATTGGGCACGGTTCAAAACCTCCGATGGCAAAAAGTACGTAACGATCGAGAACAAGAACGGCGGCATTGTGTCGCGATCGATCCGCTTACTGGAACCAGACACGCGATCGGTTAAACAACGCAAGCGCGATCGGCGCGCAGCGCGCGAGCTTGGCGCTATCGCCGCGAAGGCGCAGACGGCATGAAACGCCTGATCACCATCGGCGATGTCTGCACGTATTTGAAGATCGCCGCCACACCCGACGTGGAGCCGGCAATCGATACGGCGCACGCGCTGGTTGCCGCGCATCTGCTGGTGCAGTCCCTCGATCGAGCGGTACGCACCGAGAAACACAAGCCGACGTGGGACACCCGGCTGATCGTGACGCGCAGCGGGCCCATCGCCACATTCACATCCGCGAAACTGAACGGCGTGGCCATCAGCGAGGACAACTATCTGTCCCGCTTCTGGACGATCGAAAACATTGGCGATGAGCCGTGGGTCCGCGGCGATGTGCTCGAACTGGAATTCACCACCGGCTTCGGGAAGCTGGAATCCTCCGCCGGCGACGACGTCTATTTGCCGTTCAACGTGAAGCGCGCGCTGATCATCACCGCGGCCGTGCTGCACAAGCGCAACTCAACGAACGTGGATCCGACCGTCACGTCCGAACGTATCGGCGATTACTCCTACACCCGCAGCGATCGAAACTCAGATGAACACGGCGACATCCCCCAGGCCGCCGCGGACCTTTTACTTGAGTACAGAAAGCCGAGGATATGAGCGACAGAGAAATCGCCGCCCTCGGTACTGCATTCGGCGCAGGACTGATGCTGCTGTGTTTCGGTTTGTGGTCTCACAGTGAGCAGATGCTCGCTTGGGGAGGCTTTGCATCCGCTATCGCCGGCTTTCTCTTATTTCTCGAACTGACGTAGTGCAGCAATGCCCTGGCGCGTGCCCGACGAATGGAAGGGCGAAACGGCCGTCATCTTCGGCGGCGGTCCTTCACTGAACCAAGCCGACGTGGACTATGCGATCTCGCGCGGCTGGCGTCGGATTGCATGCAACAACGCCTATCTGCTCGACCCGCACGCCGACGTGCTGTGTTGGGCCGATCAACGCTGGTATTTGTGGAACCGCAAGGATCTCCACAAGCACGTTGGGAAATACAAGGTCTGTTGGCGTCTCGTGCCGGCGACGACCGGGCTCACGATCAAGACGCTGATGCATCACCGCGGCGTGGTCTCGAACGATCCTCTGGCGATCGTCGCCAACAACACCGGCCAGGGCGCGATCAACCTCGCCTACCTGTTCGGCGCGAAGCGCATTCTGTTGCTCGGCTTCGATATGCGCACGCACGGCGCTCAACACAACTGGCACAAGCTGCACCAGCGCGGAACGGCGCAGAGCCGCTATAAGGAAGTGTTCGGGCCCGCGATCGCGAAAGCCGGAGAAGCGATCCAGAAGAAGGGCGTGACGATCCTCAACTGCACGAAGGATTCAGCCATGAAGTGTTTTCCGATCGTCGATATCCGGGAGATCCAATGACGGTTGAACAGAAACTCGCGCGGCTAACGCCGTCCCATCACCACTTCGAACGGGTCCTCGATCCGTGGCACGTCGACGCATTCGTGGGAACGCCGGCCGAAGGACACGGCATCGGTGGCGAACGCCGCGTGGTCTGGTACTCGGTCGATTGGTGCGGCAACCTGATTCAGTGTTGGGGCGAAGACACGCCGCCGGGAGTCGAAGCCAGCGATAAGGACGGCCAGAAGATCATCGCCGGATGCCCGGCCAACGAGTAATGCTTTATAACCTGCCCGAATTCGGAATCAATCTCGCGCCGTGGTTCGATACAGTGTTCGAGAACGATCAGCCCCGCAAGCGCGGCCTGTTCCTCATTGCCGGCCCGTGCGTGATCGAATCTCACGCGCACGCGAAATACATGGCCATGGCGATTAAACAGATGGCCGCGGCCGCGGGCATTCCGTTCGTGTTCAAGGCGTCTTTCGATAAGGCCAACCGCACATCGCATGCATCCTATCGCGGGCCTGGTCTGGCGCGCGGGTTGGACATTCTCGACGACATCCGGCGGACGATACACGTGCCGGTCCTCACCGACGTGCACGAAGCGTTCGAAGCGGGTCCTGTCGCCGATGTAGTCGACATCATCCAGATTCCGGCATTCCTTTGCCGGCAAACCGACGTCGTTCAAGAGGCGGCGCGGACGGGAAAGATCATCAACGTGAAGAAAGGCCAGTTCCTTTCTCCATGGGACGCGAAAGCGATTGTCGATAAGGCCCGCGCCGTCGGAAACGATCGCGTGATGCTCACCGAGCGCGGATCCACATTCGGCTACAACAACCTGGTGGTCGACTTCCGATCGCTGCCGATCATGAGCCGGTTCGGTTGTCCTGTGATTTTCGACGCGACACACAGTTTGCAATTGCCCGGCGGTGAAGGATCGCACTCCGGAGGAACTCCCGAGTTTATTCCCCACCTGGTGCGCGGTGCCGTGGCCGTCGGCGTTGATGGGGTCTTCATGGAAGTTCACGACCAGCCGGAGAAGGCGCTATCGGACGGAGCCAATGCGTTGAAGCTCGATCGACTGCCTGCGGTTCTTGCGGAAATGAAACGGATTCACCAATGTTTAAACAGGTAGCGCTCAAACCGGCCGACGTGATGCACGCATCGATTGCCGCGATTGCGCGCGCGGCGCGTGTTGTTCCGCACCTGTACGCGTTCGATATCGTGGCGCACGCGATTGCGACCACCGATCGGACGGTGTTTGTCACCGGCATTGGAAAGTCCGGAGTCGTCGCCCGCAAGATTGCCGCCACGCTGGCGACATGCCGGATACGCGCGGTATTCGCGGATCCCGGCGCGTTATGGCATGGCGAGCTCGGCTCGATCGAGAGCGATGACATCGTCATCATGGTCAGTCACAGCGGCGAGACCGACGAGCTCCTGCGGCTGGTCCCGATTCTCGAGAAGAAACGGTGCATGATCGCGCCTATCGTCGGTTATCCGTTATCCACGCTCGGCAAGATGCTCTGTTCCATCGCGACTGGAATAGTCGACGAGCCATTCGCGCAGATCCCAACCGCGTCGGCCGCGGCGGCAACTGCCGTCGGCGATGCGCTCGCCGTAACGGTTGCTCAGTTGAAAGGACTCGATGACGTTTCGCTCGCACCAGAACATCCCGGTGGAACTATCGGCCAGACAAACGGTCGATTGGGCCCGCGTTGAAGGTTCTGCTGAAACCGTAATCATCGTCGCGTCCGGTCCGAGCCTGCGGGCATTTCCCTTCTACCGGCTGCGCGGCCGCGGATTCGTCATTGCCGTGAACAACGCGGCGCGGGCGGTTCCTTTCGCCAATGCATGGGTCACCGTCGACACGATGCGCCTGGGCGACCGCATCCCCGCGCGGTTCGACGGAACGCGCTACATCGCCGCGCCGGAAGAATTCGGATCTCCGGATGCGCGCTGCCCGTGCGATCGCCACATTCCGGACTTCGACGTGAAGTACCTGCGGCGGATCGATCAACCGACGCTCGCGGAGGATCCGACGGTTCTGCACGGATTGAATTCCGCGTTCGGCGCTTTGAATTTCGCCTATCACCTGCGGCCGCGGCGCATCGTGATGTTCGGCGTGGATGCGAATCGGTTCGAGGCGTACTTCTACGGTCACCGCCAGGCGACACGGAAACAGAACCGCGTCATCCAGGATATGCCCGATGTATTTGCCTCGGCCGTTCCCCAACTGGAGGCGGCCGGCATTGAAGTCCTCAATGCGAGCGCAGCGAGCTCGGTCCGTTGTTTTCCACGGATGGATTCTCAGACGGCACTTAACCGTCTGCGGTCATGGACACCCTTCGCACGATAGTCCGGAGATCGTCTTCCCACAACAGGCGCGCGCATTTGGCGCACAGCAATAGGTCGCTGTTCGTTTCCGAATCGTACAAGCGAATGGCGGCTAGTTCTGAACAGTCGCCGTTCAAGTGGGTCTGATGGAAGTTGTGCGGACAAGCACAGGTCGGCTCGATCGGAGCCATAACTAGAGTCTTATGGAGTTTCAAATGTTTCGTGGCGATTTTCTCGTAGAACTGATCAAAACGCACGGCCTAAAACGCGGCGTCGAGTTGGGTTTGTGGAAAGGCCGGACCTACTTCCACATGCTCGACCGCTGTCCGGAACTGGAGCTGGTGGGCGTGGATCAGTGGATGTACCACCCGGAGCGCAAGAGCATTCCCGGCGGTGAAACCTACGAACGCTGGAACATGCCGGGCCTGGAAAAGACGGTCCGGACCCAGGCGAAGAAGTACGGCGATCGCGCCGTGCTGCTCAAATCAGCGACCGTCAGCGCCGCCAAGTACTTCCAGGAAGGTTTTTTCGATTTCGTCTTCATTGACGCCGATCACTCGGAAGCCGGCGTGCGCTCCGATATCGAGGCATGGAAACCGAAGGTGCGAGCTGGCGGGTTTCTGACGGGTCACGACATCATGTGGCCGACCGTGGAGAAGGTTGTCCGCGAGCTGGTGCCCGGCTATCAGCAGAACGGGACCCATAGCGACGCTTGTTGGTACATCCAAATATGAACGAAAAAACATCCAAACGCGTGGCTTCCGTTGCCGGACGCATTTCCCGCAGACTCGGCACGCTCAAAGCCATCGAGGACGCCGGAGTGTGGGTTGCAGTATTTCCGGCAGGAGAAGAGGAGTTGCAGTTCGTCAAAGTGGCGAGCTTGGCCGAACTGAGAGCCATGGCCGCGTCGCTGATGACTCAGGCTCCCGATAAAAAATTATGATTCGCACCGCATTGACGCCCGAGGACGCCGTGCGCGTTCTCAACGAAGCGCTCGAACTCGACCGCGTCGGGCTATCGCAATTGTTTTTGCGCGCCGCCCCATGCAACGAAGCGTTGGCGGATCATCCGACCATCCAGGTCGGCACATATCCGAACGGCAGCTTTTACGTGCGGCCGTTGGGTTTGATCAACGGTCTGTTCGGCGTCGACGAGGAAAGCTATGGACCCATCGCCGCGCAGGTCGAAAACGGTTTGATTCTGAAGTTCGTCACACGGAACTGACGGGTTTGCGGACGATGTGCATTGCGCCGTCGTCCGCGGCCGGCCGAACGCGTTCATCATGCGATGCGACGCCTTGGCTGGTGGTTGGGGCGGGCTCTGTACGCATCGGCAGAGCCCGCACCGCCGAAGGCTTTTGATCCTATGGGCAAGCTACTGTTTTTCAGGAACGCATATTCGGCGCTGCGCGAGGAAGCCAATCGCGTCGTCATTCGGCAGGACGAGTTTTGCGCGAAGCTCCAGACAGCGATCGATTCCAAAAACCGACGCGCCGTCATAGAAGCTTTTCTTGAATTGAAGCAGAGTGTCGGCCGGTCGAGCGAGCCCGCAAAGACTTCCGTTGCCGGCTGCCGGCACATCGTGCTCCAGGTCTTGCGCCAGTTGAAGGTGCAAGCGTGTTGACCGTCGCCTGTGTGATGCGTTCCGGCGGCGTTTACAACGCCACGCACGTACGCACGCTCGAAGCGATGGTCTCGCGCCATCTGCCGTACCTGGACCGGTTCGTGTGTCTGACCGATTCCGACTTCCTCGATCCGCATGTCGAATGCATCGGCCTGGTGAACCACTGGCCGGGCTGGTGGTCAAAACTCGAACTGTTCAGCAAGCGGGTGGCTCCGGAAGGCAGCCGCGTGTTGTATTTCGATCTCGACATGGTGATCACCGGAAGCCTAGTGGAGATCGCAGCCCGGCCCGAGCCGTTCATCGTCAAGAGCGACACGTACCGGAACGGCATCAAGAGCCCGCGGCATCTGAAGGGACGGCCGGGTTATCAATCGAGCATGATGGCGTGGACGGCCGGCGAGCTCGAATACTTGTATACCGACTTCGCGCGCACCGCGCCCACGCATATGACCAAACACAAGGCGATCGGCGATCAGGAGTTTTTAGAATTCCACGCCCCGCGTGCGGCATATTGGGACGATGTGGCGCCGGGCCAGGTGGTCAGTTTCCGTAGACATTGCCGCGAAGGCCTGCCCGCCGATGCACGGGTTGTGGACTTCCACGGCAAAATGAAACCGTGGCTCGCTGACGACGCCTGGATTGCCGAGCATTACCGGATCGGAGAGAGACTGTGAACAAACCAGAGACATTCGAACTCCAGATTTCAGCCGTCCGCATTGACGAAAACAACAAATCGTCGGTCGTCTACAAATCGCGAACTGTCGCGAAGCTCGAGACGCAGGAGCAAGTCGATAGAATCCTCAGCCGCATCGAAGATGTCATCGCGGATATGACAGGCAGGGCCGCATGAATATTGCGCACTTTCTCACCGAGACGCTCACGCAGGAGCGGAAGACACGCACGTCCAACGGCAAGGGCGGCTTCACCGAGACGTATCACTCGATCGGCACGGTGAACGGCCGGATCAACGACGCCGGCGGAAGCGAAGTCCACGTCGCCAAGCAGCGGAAGGCGGAAGTCAGTCACATCGTCTACCTGGATCCGGACACGGATGTGAAGATGGGCGATCGCTTCATCGACTCGCGCGGCCGCGTGTTGCGCGTGACGATCCCGCACGCGGAGATCCCGTCGGTGCCGATTTATTCGAAATCGTTCCTCATTGAAACGCAACACTGACAAGCGTTCCACGTGGCACATGATAGGTATCATGTGGATTATCATGAGGCACTTATCATGATCGCGCCGGTCGTCTAGCGGTTAGGACACGGCCCTTTCAAGGCCGGGATCAGGGGTTCGAATCCCCTCCGGCGTATTGTCTTGACGATCATCAAGAACATCTGAACGTATATACGTCGATATACGCCGATATACGCTTCCGGAAGTCTTCTCCGACTCTTCTCCGACACATTGAGCAACAACCCGCAGATCCAGTGGAACTCGGCCGCAATCGTCGCGAAAGTGACGGCACGGGTGGAGAAGAACGTCGAAAAGGCCGCGCTCCTGGTCGAACGCACCGCGATCCGGAAACTCAGCACCGGCCAACCGGTGCGCCGCACACCAGGCGGCCACCTGGTCGGATTGAATCCGTCGGCGCCCGGTCAACCGCCCCACACGTTAAGCGGCCGATTGAAGCAAAGCATCACGCACATTGTGGAGAACGTCGGCGGCAAGATCATCGCCTGGATCGGATCCAACGTCGAATACGCCCGCCGTCTGGAGCTCGGCTTTACGGGCCGAGACCGAGCGGGCCGCAACATCCGCCAAGCGCCGCGGCCGTACTTGCGGCCGTCGGTAACCGAAAACAAGTCTGCGATCGAAACCATTCTTCGAGGCAAATAAGGTGAAGACCCTCTTCCAGCGACCCGACCGCATCAACGATCCATTGTATGTCGTGACCATGATTTCGAACCCAGCGCGTTACCGAGTCCGCTGGAAACACTTCGAGGATTTCGCGAAGCGCTGCGAGGAAGCCGGTGCGATTCTCTATCCCGTTGAAGTCGCCTTCGGCGAGCGCGCGTTTGTTATCGATCATCCGAACGTGATCCAGCTTCGAACCTCACACGAACTCTGGCACAAAGAGAACGCCATCAATCTCGGCATCCAACGGCTGCCGCAGGATTGGAAGTACGTGGCCTGCATCGACGCCGATATCACGTTTGCGCGGCCGGATTGGGCGAACGAAACTATCCATCAGCTCCAGCATTACTCGGTCGTGCAGATGTGGTCGCAGGCGCAGGACCTGGATCCGGAGCACCAAGCTCTTGTCGAGCAGCGCCTGAGTCTGGCCTATTGCTGGATGCACGGACTGCCGCGCCGTGTGAATCACACGAAGGGCGATTATTACGGCTACGAAACCACCGTCTCCGGACAGGGATTCTATTGGCATCCCGGTTATGCGTGGGCATACCGCCGCGACGCGATCGACGGATTCGGTGGATTGCTCGACGTGTGCATGCTTGGCGGCGCCGATTATCACATGGCGTACGGCCTGATCGGTGAAATCGAACAGACGATCCAGCGCAAGACGCTCACAAACTACAACGACATCATTCGACGTTGGGCCGACCGCGCCGATCGCACAGTAAAGCGCAGTGTTGGTTACGTTCCCGGGCTGATCCTTCACTCATGGCACGGCGCGAAGGCACACCGCCGATATCGCGATCGCTGGAGCATCTTCGAGCAAGTTCAATATGACCCGTATGCCGATCTCAAGCACGACTGGCAAGGTCTCTGGCAGCTCACCGATCGCAGTCCGGAATTCCGCCACATGCTGAGCGCTTACTTCAGACAGCGAAACGAAGACAGCGTCGACGTGGATCCGCGCTGGGCGGCGACAATGCTGAATGCGCCGGGAAAGCAACAATGAGCGATGGATTTATCGACCTGGACGCCGCCTTCTACAACCGCATGGCGGGAGATCACACGCTCACCGGCCTGCTCGCCAGCTACCCGGACGCGGAGGCAACTAGCGGCGAAATGCCGGCAATCTTCACGGATCGTGAAGTGCCCGAAGACGCGACACTGCCCTACATCGAAAGCTTCGGCCAGTTATCCGACGTCCCCGACGACGACAAGATCACAGTCGGCCGCGAAGTTCACCGCGACATCTTCTGCTTCACCGAGCGAGGCCAGACCGACACGCTCAATCAGATCGCCGATCGCGTCAAAACGCTCTTTCATCGTCATGCACTGGAAATCACCGGCGCGACGACGATCAGCGCCTCGGTTAGCGGTCCGATCCCGGCCGAAACCGATGACACGCTGATCGGCGTGGTTCTCACGGTACGACTGCGCTTTGAGATGAACTAAACCCCGGTAGGAGAACCCTTCTCCTACTCCGACAATTCAACCCTTTTCCGAAAGCCCGGCGGGCTCAACTCGCCGGGCTTTTTTATTTCACATCGATAGGAGAAACCCAACATGGCTGGCCAAAACGGCGCAATTGTCCTTCTGAAGGTCAACGTTTCCACTTCCTCTGGAGACGATTTCCAATTCATTGGAGGGCAAACCAACCTTTCCATCAACGAAACCACGGCAGAAATCGACGTTTCCGACAAGCTCTCCGGACGCTTGGGTGAACGCGTTCCCGGCCGCGCGAAAGCGAACGTGTCGGTGAACCTGCACTTCCTGCGGAGCGATCCGACGATCGTGTACCTCAAGGACAAGTACAGAAACCGCGAACAGATCGAAGTCATGGTCTTCGACCGCGCGAACCTGGACGCCGTCGACTCGGTGGGCGAAATCACCGGCGACAGCGTCGAATCCGCGAGCGGCATCATCGTCAACTTCAGCGAAACCCATCCCGATCAGGACAAGTCCACAGTCAGCTTGGAAATCTCGCTGAACAACGACTGGGTCCCTGCTTCGTCTGGCGAGTAGACCCGAAAGGAACCACTAAATGAATCCCGAACGCACGATTGAAATCGGCGGCCGCGCCTACCCGCTCCTGTTTTCCACCAACGCTGTCTATCAGCTCGAGCTGAAACTGCGGCAGGACAACATGGGCACGCTCGGATCTTTCCTCCAGCGTGTTGCTGCGGGACAGGCCGGACCGGTCGAACTCCATTTGTTGCTTTGGGCGTGCATGGAAGGGGGCCGGCGGAAAACCGGCTTCCGTCCGATTCCCTTCACGCTCGATGAAGTCGGCGATCTGATCGATGACGCCGGCGGTATCGTCACACTGGCTTCCAAACTGAGCGACGCGGTCGCCGCGGCCAGTCCCGATTCCAAGGACGACAACTCAAAAAACGAACAGTCGGCGAAGAGTGGGACTGGAAAACGCTCCTCGCCCAGGCGCTCCGCACGGGCATCGGAATCGACGAATTCTGGAACCGAAGCTTCGGCGAACTCGAGCTCCTGATTTCCGCCTGGCTGTGGCGGCAGGAACGCGAACGGGACGTCGCCAAAACGATGGCATGGCTGACGGCCGCACTCGGCCGGGCATCCCCGATGCCATCGATTGAGAAGCTCCTGGATCACAAACCGCCTCAGGCATCGCTCGAAGAAATCGAGCAGCAGCGCGCCTTCGAAGACAAGGTGAAGCGCGCATTCATAACCACTGAACAACGACGCGGGCCTCTGAAACGACGGCCTGCCCGCATCCCCTCATCCGCATAAAAACCGAACATGAGTGACAACAGTCTCGGACAACTTGGCTCCGCCGCAGTCGCGATCGTTGCGGATCTCTCTACGCTCAAGCCCGGCCTCGATAGCGCCAAAACGCCCGTGCAGGAGGCCGCTCGATCCCTCGGCGATCTCTTCACGAAGGAATTCCAAAAGGCGCTGAAGGACAGCAATGAAAACCCGCTCGCGAAATTCGGAGAGAACCTCACCGAAATGGGCGGGAAAGCCAAGGAAGCCGGCAAAGCGTTAACCGAGCTGGCTGTCCCCTTCGAGATCATCGGCGGTGGGGCTTTCGAAGCCGCCGAGAAGATCGAAGCGGCGATGAACACCATCCGTGTCGGTACCGGAGCCACGGGGGAAAAACTGGAAGAGTTGGGAGCCAGCTTCAAAACAGTCTTTGCGGCTGTTCCCAATTCAACCGAAGACGTCGGCCGCGCCATCGCCGATCTTCACGTCCGCGCGGATCTTTCCGGCAAGGCACTGGAAGAGATGGCGACGCAATTGTTGAACGTGTCGCGCATCACGAAGGGCGACATCGGCGCCAACGTCTCTGCCACCACGCGCTTGTTCCGCGGCTGGACCGACGCGGCTAAGGACCAGGCCGGAAGCCTCGATTACCTGTTCAAGGTCTCTCAGCAGACCAATATCGGCTTTACGACCCTCAATGATTTGATGGTTCGCTTCAAGGTTCCGCTCCAACAGCTCGGATTCGATTTCGAGCACTCCGCGGCGATGCTCGGCAATTTCGAAAAAGCGGGCGTCAATGTGGATCAGGCCATGATGGCGCTCAGCCTCGGCTTGAACACGCTCGCCGAACACGGCGCGCAGGATGCGGGCGCGACGATGGGATTGCTCTTCGACAAGATTAAGCACGCCAAGTCGGATGTCGAAGGGACCGCGATCGCGATCAAAGTCTTCGGCGCTCGCGCAGGCAAGGAACTCGGCGCCGCCATTCGCTCGGGAAAACTCGACGTCGACGGTTTCGTCGAAAGCCTGAAGAACAACAAAGAGACCATCAACGCGGCCGCTGAAGACGCGAAGACCTTCGGTGACAAAATCGCCGAGCTCGGTCACAAGATGATGGAAGCCCTGGCTCCGCTCGGACTCACCATCAAGAAATCTCTCGAGAGCTGGATGCCGACGATTCAGTCGGCCATCGGCACGGTCGCCAAACTTGTCGAAGGATTCGGCCATCTGCCGCAATCTCTGCAAACCATCATCCTGGTCGGTGGCGCACTCGCTGCGGCCGCCGGTCCGACGCTATTCGGCATCGGACTGTTGAGCTCCATTGTCGGCGAAGCCATCGCGGGACTCTCGGCGCTGGCTGGCGTGTTCGCGGGAATCGCGGCCGTCGCTGCGCCCGTGGCCGCGCCGATCGCCGTTGTTGTCGCTGCACTCGCAGCACTCGGCGGCGCCGCGTATCTGGTCTATAAGAATTGGGACACGGTCAAAGGCGCATTGGTCGGCGTCTGGAACTCCGTCAAGGGCGCCGTCCTGCCCGCGGTTACAGGAATCGAAAAGGCGCTGACCGACACGTGGAACGAAATCCGCGAGACGCTCAAACACACCTGGGCGGACATCGTATCGAACGCCTCGGGCGCATGGTCTTCCCTTAAAACGTCAATCGCCCCGATATTGGAAGCAGTCAAAGACCTTTGGGACCGCTGGGGCGGCACGATCCTTTCGGGCATGGCCACCGTGCGTGATGGGATTGGCGTCGTATTCAGCACGATCGGCAGCATCGTGGGCAACGCGTTCCGCGCCGTCGGCGCCGTCATCGCAGGAGCTCTCAACGCGATTGTTCCGCTGGTGAAAATCTTCGTCGGTGGATTGACCGGCAACTGGTCGCTGGCGTGGGAAGGCATGCAAGGCGTCGTGAAGGCCGCGTGGGGTGCGATCAGCGGCGTCGTGTCGGCAGGCCTGAAAATCGTCGCCGACTACATCAACAACTTCCTCGGCTTCTGGGCCACCACCGCAAGCAAGGTTGCATCGGCATTGCCGTCGGCCGTATCCGGCCCGGTACAAACGCTGGCCGACAAACTCAGAAGCGGCGCCGATGCCGCCAAAGGTTTCGGCGACGCGCTGCAATCCTCCGCTCCGAAAACCGCGCAGGCGGCCGGTGAAATCAAGAAGGTCGGCGAGAGCTCCAAAGAAGCGGCGACGGCGGCCGGCGAACACGGCAAGGCAATTGGCGAGGCCGCGAAAGCCACAGCAGAACATGGCAAGGCGGCAAAGGCGAGCGCCCACGATCAGGACGTTCTCAACGCCGTTATGACCGGCACGAAGACCGCGGCGGAGCAGTATGACGAAAAGCTGAAGGAAATGAAGAAGTCGCTTACGGAGGCCAACTTCGAAGCGCGGGCCCTGAGCGAAATCCTCCTCTATGCCCAAAAGAACCACATTTCCGCGACGGTCGTACTGTCCAAGTTTGGCGAGCAGATCCGCTCCACGGTCGAAAATCTCATGGGAGAAGGCAAGGCGGTCAAGTCCGACCTTGCGGCCTGGTACGACAAAGCGAAGGTTTACGAACTCACGACCGCCGCGCTGAAGAAATTCGGCGACGCCGCGCACGAGCCCAAGGTTCTCGCCGACGCATTCAACGAACTGTCGAAATCGATCGGACCCACAAAGGCGCTGGAAGCCGTCAGCCAGCATCTGACCGCGATGCGCGAGAGCGCAATCAAGGCGGGCGAGGCTGTGCCGCAGGTTCTCGATGCGACCGGCAAAGACCTGATCAAGCTGAACGAAACGTCGAAGGTGACGGCCGCAATCCGCACCAGCATCGACAGCATGTGGCAGTCGATCTCGCAGGGGCGCGACGCCGGATCCACGCTCGAAACGAAGTTCAAAGGACTGACTCACGACGGCGCCACCGTCGATGAAGCCATCAAGGCTTTGAGCAGCGACATCGAACAGATGTCCGCTCGCGCGCGCGCGGCCGGCGAACCACTGTCGGCTTTCGTCCAGGATCTCGTCCGCACCAAAGAAGTCACCACGGCCGTTGAAGAGGCCATGAAGAAATTGGGCGAGCAGCACGATGCCCCGGAAGCGATCGCCGCGACGTTTGCGGCAGTGCTTTCGAAAACCAATTCCATCCCCGCTGCGCTGGATGCGGTTCGCGACAAACTGAATGCCGTTCGCGCTGAAGCGGTAAAGACGGGCAAGGACCTCGGGAATCTGAACGTGATCGCGGTTCTTGACGACAATACCCAACACGCCGAAGCATTCAAGAAATCGCTCGAAGACATTAAGCGCGCAACCCAAGAAGCCTCACTCACGCTGGCCGATCTCCGCACACCGGATCGCCGCGAGCAAGTGGTCACCCGCCGCACGCAAAACGTCGTCACGACAAGCGAACTCCATCAGGCCGAAGCCAGCGTCAATCTCGACGCCTTCAAACGCGCCGCCGCCGAGTATCTCGCCGAAGGCAAGTCGATGGCGGAAGTCACGCAACTGATCGGATCCGATTACGTTGCGGCCGCCGAGACGGCGCGCAAGTATGGCATTGCCATTGACGAAACCACGCAGCAGCAACTGAAGCAGATCGCCGTGCAGCAAATGGCGACCAAGGGCCTGGAGGACATCGAACGGCTCAAACAATTGCCCGATATCGTCGTGAATGCCGTCCAGCAGATGTGGCTTGCCGGCGCGAATTGGGACGCCATCATCAAGGTCCTTGGGCCCGACATTATCGCAGCGTCGGAAGCAGCAAAAGAGCTGCACCTGCAATTACCCAAGACCACAAAAGATCAACTGGAAGCGGCGGCCGCCGATGCACGGCGCGCGCAGGCTGCAAAGGAATTCCAGCAGGCGATGACGCAGGCGATGGGCCAGCTCATCGCGGATTTCAACCGCGGACTCACCGATGCGATTTTCCACGCGAAATCCTTCGGCGAGGCGATTAAGGATGTTTTTCTCAACGCGAGCAAAAACATCACGACCATCATCCTGACGCAAATGACCGCGCCGCTAACCGAGGCGATGCAGGGCCTCGGCAAAAAGTTGGCCGGCCTGTTCAGCGATGGTGGCGTGTTCGGTAATCTATTCAACAAACTCGGAGACAAGATCAGCGGGATGTTCGGCGGCCTTGGAGAAAACGCCGGCAAGAAAATTGGCGGCCTCATCGGTAGTGTGGCCGGGCCACTCGCCGCCGCTGGCATCGGCGCCGCGATCTCCGCCATCACGAACGCCATTGGCAAAGGCCGGCGCACCGCCAACAAATTCGGGGAAGAAGTTCAGAATCCCTTCGGGGCCGATTTAGGCAAGGATGTCGCCGCGTTCAATGCGCTGGCCAGCAGCGGACATGCGAGCGCGAAGCAATTGTTGGATGCATACAACAACGTCCGTTCGCTGATTGACCAGTTCAAAACGGACGCCGGCGCCTTCGCGGCTAAAGGGAGCACCGAAGCAAAAGTCGTCAAGCAGGCATGGGACACCATGACCCAGAACTTCGGCCCGGATTTCGTCAAAATCCTCGGGCCGATGGGCGACAAATTGAAAGAACTGGGCGTGGATGTAACCCAGAGCGCCGGCGATATCGACAAGGCCGCCCAAGTTCTCGATAACTTCGAAAGTTCCGTTGAATCGATTGTTAGTCAAACCACGGCGAGCGCCGACAGCGCCGACGTTCTCGTGGAAGCGATCAAGCGCCTTCAGGACGCCGGCGTTCCGCTCAAGGTCATCCTGGATGCCAATGGGGACGCGATCCGCAACGCCGTCGATCAACTGAAGGATCTCGGCCGGGACGTTCCCGACACCCTACAACAGATGGCCGATGCGATCGACCAGCTCGGCGATTCGGCAGCGGAAGGAACGCGGAAGTTTAACGACGCCGTTGCGTCGATCGTCAGTTCAACGACCAGCTACGCCGACAATGCCAACGTGCTGGAAGAGGCGTTGAAGCAACTGATCGCGAAAGGCACGCCGACCAGTCTGATCATCGACGCTAACGGTGATGCGATCGCAAAAACGGCCGCTCAATTGACGGCGCTCGGTAAAGACGTTCCACCGAACATCGCCGCATTGGCGGATCAGATTGCAAAGACGTCGAAAGCGGCGAAGGATGCAACGACCAACCTGGCCGGCAACGGCGTGGAAAAGATGCTGCACGATTACGCGGCCGCCTATGCTCACGGCTTCGAAGTCGCGAACCGCCTCAGCCCGTCCGGATCGTCGCTCGCCTATCACGCCGCAACAACCGGCAACTTCAACCCGTCGGTCGGTACGATCTCCGGAGTGAACACAACCGGCCAACCCGCAACTGTCAATGTCCAGCATCAAGGCGTTGTCGTCAACATCAACGGCGACGCATCCAAGGACGTGATTGACAAGATCACCACGGCCCTGGAAACCAACCAGCGGCAGTTCCTCGATAAAACAGTGCTCTCGATCAAGAGAGTCTGGAACGGAGTCGGCCCGACGCGGTAGGAGAACCCTTCTCCGACCCTTCCGAGAACCATGAAGAAGCCTGCATATTTTCTCGCCAACTTCCTTGCATCGGCCGCGGCGATCACCACGTCGACGGAGGATGATCTGTTCGTGAAGGCGAACCTGTACGACCAGATCGCCGGCAAGCCGTTCAAGTTCACGTCATCGACGACGGGCTATATCGAAATCGATCACGGCGCCGCGGCCACATACGACACCATCGCGATCATCGGCCACAACCTCACGGCCGAATCCTCGGTGGTTGTCAAAGGCGGTGCAGCGGCCAATCCGTCGACGGTGATTGAAACGGCCGAATACCGGGAAGACTGTTTGTGGATCGACCTGGGCTCGCGCAACGAGCGTTACACGCGCGTCGTGTTCACGGATACGAATCCGGACAAGATCACGATCGGAGAAATCGTGCTCGGCACGCGCATTGAATTGCCGCGCGCTCCACGGTTCGGCGTCCAGGCGTCGCGTGAAGAAATGGATCTCGCCTTCGAGACCGTGCGCAGAGTCGAATCGGTTTACAAACTCGGCGGCCGCGAGCGCCGCAAGTATGCGTTCCGGTTTCCGCAATCCGAATACGACGATTTCCGCGACATGCACATGGCCGTGGGCGGGCAGGCCGCGCCGTTTGTCTGGATCCCGGATCAGGACGGAGCTGAAGTCTTCTACGTTCGCAAGCAGGCTGGTTTCGACCCGCGCGCTTCGGAAGAACCGGCTCAGGACAGCGACGGTTTGGACGAAATCTACGATTACGACCTGGAGCTGCGCGAAGAAGTCCACGGCGTTCTCGTGCTCTCGTAACGCGTCGCGTTATTACCGCAACCCATAATCGACCGGAAATCATCCCAAAATGCTTTTACTCGCAGATTCGTTTGACTACATCGCAAGCCCGACCGAACGCGGTTGGATCGCCAATTACTCCGGAGGCGGCAATTACCCGCCATCGATCGATGCCGGCACGGGCCGCCGGGGATCCAACAGCCTCAAGATCAACGGCAACTATTCGCACCTGCAACGGTCAATTCCCGGAACGCCGGCGACGTTGATTGCGCAGTGTTCCATCAAACCGCCCGGCGCCCCGCCCACGAACGCCGACTCCGATCCCGCCCACCTTTTCATGCTTTGGCAGGGCGGCGGCCGCGGCTCGGGAACCACGGCCCAATGTGGATTGGGATTGCTCCCGTCGATGAAGCTGGCTGTCGTTCGCGGCTATCGCGAACACGGTACGTACAGCATCCTCGGTACGACGCCGGACGCGATCAGTCCGTTTTCCACCTGTCACGTTGGATTGAAAATCACGATCGACAATTCAACGGGAGCCGCGACGGTTTACATCAACGGCGTGGCAGTCCTCACGTTGACGGGCCTGGATACTCAGGTAACGGCCAATGCCTACGCCGACGTGTTCACGCTCGGTCATCTGCATAATTTCAACTACATCTACAACGTCGATGACTTTGTCCTGATGGACGATTCCGGATCGAGTTGCAACGATTTCCTCGGTGACCGCGGCGTCTATGCCGACGTGAACAGCGGAGCGGGATCTAACGCCGACTTCACGCCTTCGACTGGATCCAATGAGGGCAACGTCGACGACGCCACTCCGAACAACGACACCGACTACAATAAATCGCCCAACGTCGGGGATAAGGATTCGTTTGTGTTCCCGGATCTGCCCGATGACGTCGATAGCGTCGATGCCGTGTGCATCGACATCATTGCGAAAAAGACAGACGCCGGCAGCCGCTCGCTTTCCGGATATGCGAAATCCGGCGGCAGCGACGCGGTTGAGGACGACCATCCGCTAAACACCGATTACGACCACTTCCAAGGCCACTTCACCGAAGACCCTGCCACATCGGCGGCGTGGCTCCCGTCGGCCGTCAACGATGCCGAACTCGGCTACAAGGTCACCGTCTAGGATGGGAGTACTCCTACCAATGATTACAGCCGATCAACTCGTCGCTCATGCCGTAGGCGACTACATCTTTCAGTCCGACTGGATGGCGCGCCACAAACGCCAAAGCGACATCGCCGCGATGGTTCATGCGATTACCTACGCTCTGCCGTTTTTACTGTTTGGTCCTTCTGCTGGGGCCCTGGGCTTCATCGTCGGATCACACTTCCTTATCGATCGATTCGGGCTCGCGCGGTACGTGGTCTATGCCAAGAACCTCGTGGCGCCGCGGTTGTTTCGTCGACCTTGGGCGGAATGCGACCGTACGGGATATCCCGCAACGAGTCCGGATTTTCTGGCGGTCTGGCTCCTAATCATCGCGGACAACATCCTTCACGTTCTCCTGAACGCCGCAGCGCTGCGCTGGCTATAGCCTTCCAGAAGTTTGAATGACTGCACGCCAAGATTACTTAACCGCACTCAGCGGCGCCGGATATGCGGCGACCGTCGCCGTTCTCTTTGAGGAAGGCAGCGGCACACCGAATGAATTTGTCTCGAGTACTCCCGTCGGGACCAGTGGCTCGCCCGATTGGGATATCGTCGACGGCGTCACCGCGGGTAAGGCGGCCAGCGTCAACGACGCGTGGAATCTCGGCGCATCGAACGCATTCCTGAACCATGACAAGGGAACCGTTCTTATCATCCGGAAAAAGCTCGATACGACCGCGCGCAACAGTTCCGGATTCGGGGTCGATGTTGGCGAGCACCGTTGTGCGGCCCACATGCCGTGGGGCGATAACCACATCTATTGGGATTTCGATACGTGGTCTAGCGGACGTTGCACCTGGAACGGCTACACGCCATCGACCGATTGGGAAGCGTGGGCCTTCCGCGGCGGTCCATCCGGCGCATCGATCTGGCTGAACGGGGTAAAGAAAGCATCCCACACGACGGCCGTCACCACGACGCTCGTCAGTGACGATTTCTGGATCAACAAGTCCGCCGTCACCGGCGACGTTCAGGACGTTTTCTTTTTCGCTTACGTTCCCGACGAAGTTTCCGACGCCGTTCTGGAAGACTTCACCCCCGGAACGGTTCTCGGTCTGCCGGGAGGCGACGCCCGCGTCACCCATGCGGTGCGCAGCGTCGTTGCGTCCGCCGACTCCGACGCACGCGTCAGCCACATGGTGCGCTCCGTCGTTGCCGGCGCGGATCCCGACGCGCATGTAACACAGATCGTCCGGCAAGTCATCGGCGGGCCCGTGACCGCGATCGCCGTTGAGGATTCCATCGGCCTGGCGGAAAGCGTCGAAGGCGCGGTCTATGACGTCATATCCGGCGATGTGAGCGATGCGCTAGCGCCGTTTGTCGACGCGATTCCGACGGCGGAACACGATCGCTTTTTAGGAGATCGCCCGGTCGTTCTCGCGCGGCAATTTCTCGATACCGGCACGGAGAACATTTCCGACGTTGGGGTCCGCCATCCGACACGCTTCTATGAACCGCGCGTCGTGGATTGGGGCGAAGTCGAACGCGCCATTCCTCTTCCTCCGGGATTGCCGATTATCAGCGAAGCCACAATCAAGCTGACCGACAACGACGGCTACTGGAGAAGGATCGCGCACATCCGCAGCCTTCGCCGTAAAGGCATCCAGATCAAGACCGGGTTTGAAGGCGGAAGAGAATCTCTCTTTCCGATCGCCTACACGGGCGAGCTCACCAAAGCCGTGTTTCCGGACGGGGCCGTCACGCTCACGGCGCGCGACCAATGGCAGCGCTGGCTCAACATCTCCATTCCGCCGTGGGGGGACCGCACCAATTTCCCGAATCAGCCCGACGGGCAGGACTCATTTTTCTTTCCGCTGATCTTCGGCCGAAACATATCGACCGACGAAAACCCAAGAGGACAGGTCAAGCTCTTCCTCTGCGACACGGAGCGCAATCTGTGGGCCCTGAACCGCACGCCGACGAAAGCCATCGTCCGTCTTTACCGGAAGCTGCCGTCCGGTGACACGGTGAGCATTGTTCCTCTGGCGGAGTACGAAAAGGTCGAAGAGGACAAAGAAATCGACGGTTGGACCTTCACGCCGGCGTACGTCCATATGTTCGAAGACCAGCCGGACGGAACCGAGCTCTACGCGGACGTCGATGGAATATCCGAACGCGGCGGCTACGGCACGCTGCCATCGTTCACGCACGCAACGGTTGAAAACCTGATCGATCACCTGATCAATCTGTTCTTCTATCTCACGGTCATCGATCCCATCGCGGATCCGTTCGGAAGCACGGAAACGACGGCATGGGAAACGGCCTGGCACTACTACAACGACAACAACCTGTTGTTCGCCGGCTGCGTCGTCGAACCGATGACGTTCGGTGCGCTCTTTGCGCGCATGTGCGAATCCGGCAATCTGTTCCTTTATCCGAACTGGAGAGGGCGCATTGCGGCATCCGTGCAGCCGGTCACCAATCCCGATCGGCCCGTTTACACAGACGCCTTCGAACTCTTGAGCAAAGCCGCCGGCAGCGAAGCGGAAATCGTTTCCAGTCTCCCCGAAAAAACGCAGAACCAGTTCTTGTACCTGTTCTCGAGAAACTACGTCACCAATCAGTGGGGCGCCGGCGACATCTACAACAACGAAGCGGACCAGGCCGAGCTCGGCGTCATTGAGCCGGATAACGATATCGAGCTGCATTGGGTGCGCGACGCCGCCACGGCCGCATGGGTCATTGCCCGCCGGGCGGAGCTGTTCAGCCTGCGGGCCTATCAGGTCGAACTGAGCGTTGAAGCGCCCAAAAACATTTACAAGCTCGAGCTCGCGCAGACGATCGGCATCACCCATTACGCTGGCATCGGCGGACCGTGGACGAATCGCGAATTCATGATCTATGCCATCCGCTACGCGATGGCCGCGCAGAAATTGATCTTGCGCCTGGTCGCTCTGCCGGTCGGCATTACCGGGCCCATTCCTTATGAGCTGGTGGAAATCGGATTGGGCACGACCTTCCCCGGTCTTAACGGCCCGTACGGCAAAGCGTCGTTTTATTGGCGCGCATCGGATTATCCGGAAGGCACAACGTTTCAATGGGAAGCGACCGTCGAGCCGGTCGGCAGCGCTCCGCTTGCGTACGTGACCGACGAGAGCGGCGCGTTCGTGTACGCGGACTTGACGCTCCCGGATGGCGATGCCACTCCTGCCGGCGAGACTGTCTATTTCGACTGGAATCCGGTGGGAACGCCCGACGGGCTGTTGAAGGTGACCGTCTACAACCTGATTCTCTACCGGCTCCGCCTGGTCGCCTATCACAACAGTGCGCAGTACGTCTGGATCGACATCAATATGTCGAACGGAGGCGGGTTTAACGCGACCGATCAGAACATCGCTAGCGGCGAGGAATTCCGGACGACGTCGGATCATCCGCAATTGTGCGGCGTGCCGTTCAAGTACGAGGCATCGAAGTATCAAGACGCGACGGTTTTCCGCTGGAGGATATGGCTCGCGCAAATTTTTGGCAGTTGCTTTAGCGCGTTGTTCGACATCACGGACGGAACGACGATCACGTTCGACAACGTCATTCCGGAAACGTTCTTGATGACCGGTTCGGAAGCCTTCCTCAACCCAACGTACTATGAATTGCCTCTGCCGATCGGATTGCTCAAGGACGGCCACATCTATCAGCCGGCGATCTGGCGCCATCCGCTGGTGAGCATACAAAACGTCTTCTTCCACAAGGCGCGGATCTCGATCAAATCCACTCCCGTCAAGGACGTCGAAGTCCGTTGGCGCGTCGACAACGAGCGAATGGTGAATCGCGCGTCGGCTTACAGCCGCGTCGTGATGGCGCAATTGGAAGTCACGGGCAATGACGGCAGCGGCGTGTTGACCGATTGCGGCGAGGGCGACACGGCCATCACCGGAACGGAAGTCGTCGAAGTCGCCGCGGACGCAGTTGAAGGCTTCGCACGTTCGGAGAATCTTCTGGCGGACTTGGTTCCTCTCGATCGATACGTCGCCGGCGGCGTCGGGCCCCAAGATCAGAACTTGATTTACCGGGTAACGCCATGACGAAAGATCAACAACGTGACGCCCTATTGAGCCTCTCCGACGAGCTGCGGGGGCGGCTGCTGACATGGCCGGCAAACACATCGTTGCTGTTCAACGATGAGGAAACTGCCGAACTCGAGTCCGCGTTCGGGCCGAATTGGCGCGCACTACTAAGCGGCACTTAGTATCGGAGAAGCATAGGAGAAGCTCTGGCGTCTTTAAAGACGCCAGTCGTCGGAGAAGCGTAGGAGAAGTAAGTGTCGCGTTGACGCGACATTTCAAAAAGGGTGTACACACCCGGATTTCGTTTGGAGAAAACTGTGAAGCACGGATGCGAACGAATTGGCCTTGAAGGCCTGGACATCATCGGCACGCTTTTGGAGCGTGATCCAGAAACGGGTCTCTACACCCGAATTGTCGCGGAAGCGAAAACCAAAAACTTGATCGTCGACAGCGCGCAGCCGGTCTTGCTGCAACGGCTGTTCGGCGTGTCCGGATCCGCGCGGACGATTTCGAAGATCGGCGTCGGCTCCGGAACCACGGCGCCGGCAACCAGCGATGTGGCGCTGACCACCGAGCTCCTGAAGAAAATCATCCAGAGCGTCGACCAGACCGGTGAGGCGTCGCTGCCTCCATCGCGCATCTGCTACACGCAATTCGATCCGACCGAAGCCAACGGCAGCGGTACGTCCTACATCCGCGAAGTCGGTTTCTTCTTCGACAACAACGCGATGGTCACGCACGCATTGTTCGGACAGAAAGCGATCACGAACGCGACGCAGGCCGATCCGGTTGTCATCACCAGCAACGGCCACGGCTTGTCGAACGGCGATTCCGTGTACATCCAATCGGTCGGCGGCATGACGGAGCTCAACAACAATCACTACGTTGTGGCCAACAAGACCACGAACACGTTTGAACTCGCCGGCGTCGACGGAACCGGCTTCACCGCATACACCACTGGCGGCAAGTGGACGAAGGAATTTATGAAGAACTCTTCTCGAGTGTTCCGCGTGAGCTACACGTTCGGATTCTCGTCCTGAGTTTTGGCGTCCGCACACTTCACACACACGAATAAAAGGATCGGATAAAAGAAATGGATTTAAGCAACGTATTCCGGCTTCCCGCGAAACCGCTCGCAGCAGGAGATTTCGTGATCGGCGCGAAACACAGCGGGCCTCCCTCGTTCTATCGCGCCATCCCCAACCCGCGCACCGTGATTACCATAGCGAGCGGCGCGATTCCCACCGCCGGCGCCGTTCTTTTGGCCCGCAGCGACGACGCCTCGAACCTCACGCTCGCCCAACCGGGAGCGGCCGACGACACGCTGCGCATCGTCGATGTGTCGGGCAAGGCGCACACCATCAGCACCGGATCCAATGGCATCAACGGCAGCATGAACCTGATCACGTTTAGCGGCAACAAAGGCGCGTCGATCACGCTGCTCGCCTACGCCGGCGTCTGGTACGCCGTGGAATTCAATGATGTGGAGATCACCAATGACTAAAAGCGTCCTCTTCATCGCACTCGTATTGATCCTCGGCTTGATCGCTCTCGCCGCGGCCGCGCAGAGCCCCACACAGTTCGGGGCGGACGATCTCAAACGCATGCTCGGTGAGCGGGACATCGTCATCGAACAACAGGGCCGCATCATCCAAACACTCGAAAAAGAAAACGCCGCATTGAAGCAGGAAAACACCGATCTCAAAAAGGCGATAGAGAAAGGACAATGACCATGAGAAAACTATTTTCACTTATCGGCGCAGTTCTACTCCTCGCCACGGCGAGCGACGCGCAGACGGTCGCGAACCGGCCGACATACTCCGGCGAGGGAGCACCCGCCGACCTTCGTCCCACATGCAATTCTGGAGATCGCTTCATCGATACCTCGGCGAAACTCGCATACACCTGCACGGACCCGACGAACGAAACCGCGGCGAATCGCTGGTCGCAAGATGGAGGTTCGAGCGGCGGGGCGGGGTCGTTCTCGGACCAATACACGGTCACGGGTTCTGAACTGGTGGTTGACGGCAATCTGGCCACAGATCCGACCATGAGTGGGTGGACGCTGGGGGGCGACACGTCCTGGTCGCCCGGGTCTGTCACGTCCGTCTACGCCGGTGGCGACCCGACAGTTACGACCAACGCGTTCTCAGTCACTATGGGGCACTTCTATCTGGTGTCGTTCACGTTGAGCGGGGTTGTGGGGGCTGGTCCTAATTTCTACAGCAACGGTGGCAGGCTTACCAGCTACAGTCCTGCAATCCCGAACGGCGACTTCTCCGTCGTCGTGTACGGCAAGTCTACGGGGTCGGATTCGCTCGTCATCGACGACCACGACTATTCGATGGACGACGCCTGGACGGTGTCCAACGTGTCGGTCAAGGAAGTGGACCTGTCCCCCGCCTTCACCGACGGCAGGATCAACATCATAAATTCCGTCAGCAGGCACCAAGGCATATTCTCCGACTTCAAACTCGAGGTGCGGACTCCACTTTTGCGCGTGGGGCAGAGCGACGCCGCGCCCGAACTGCTTTTTAATGCGGACGGCCTGTCGGTATTCGGCGGCGCGAACCCCGACGCGGCGTCCGTATTGAGCGTATTCGACAGTACTACGTTTCCGGGCGACGCCACGAACTACTACAGCGCCTTCGTCTACCAGTTGATGAACGCGAACGGCCACGTCATCACGAACCAGTCCGGCATGAGCGTGACGGCGGGGGTCACGGACACGACGGGCGGCGCGTCATTTACTGGGTATTCCGCCGCGTACTCGGGCATCTTCGGCATCAGCGGCAACGCCACCACCGCGTCGCCGGTGGCGGCTGTCGCGGTGTACTACGCCGACGTGCAGCAGGCTAGTGGCGGCCCCAAGTCGCACGCTGCCCAAGTTTCTGGATTCTACGCACCCACGTTCGAGACGTTCCCGTGGAACGGAACCCGCGGCACCGACACGGTGATGGTCTTTTGGTCCGGCGATCAAGCCGGAACGGCAACGAACGTCTACTATTCCTGGTTCGATTCCAGAGGCGTCGGCCGTTGCAAAGAAGATAGCAGCTTCGACTCGGTCGGTCAGTCCATCTGCGTCGTTTATAACCCGCAGTTCACGAAGTACACGCCAGGGGCGTCGAACTACGAGCGTATCGTCTACGGCCAGTGGGACGGCAACGTCGCGGAGATGGGTCCAGAAAAAGGCGGCACCGGAACCGAGCGCGATCTAAAACTGCTCGGCGCACATTTGAAGATTAAATCCATAACTGCATGCCCGTCCGGACAAACCGCGCCCTTGTCGATCGATGAGAATGGCAACGTGGTAAAGGGTAGCTGCTCCTAAACTTTCGTTTTTAACTTCAAATCTCCGGCCCGTCGAAGAACATTGCGTTTCTTTCGACGGGCCGTTTCATTTCCTGCGAACTCAAATGACACGAGACGAACTGATTGCGCTCTCGCGCGATGTGGCAAACACACACAGCCTCGACCCGTCGCTGGTTTGCGCCGTGTGCCATCACGAAAGCGACAACTGGAACGTGTGGGCGGTCCGGTACGAGCCCGCATTCTTCACACGGTACGTGGAGCCGATCGCCGGCATCGGCGACACGGAAAAGATCATGCGCTCGACGAGCTGGGGATTGATGCAGCTCATGGGCCAGGTGGCGCGCGAGCTGGGATTCAAGGGATCGTACCTTTCGGAACTATTGGATCCGCCGACCAACCTCGAATGGGGTTGCCAGAAATTAAAACGCTGCGTGGATCGCGCGAACGATACACGCACCGCGTTGCTCCTGTGGAACGGCGGTGCCAACAAGAATTATCCGGACCTGGTGCTGCGGCATCTGACGGAGTACTCGTGAAGCTCGCCGGCATTCTCCTCCGCTTGACGGCCGCGATCGCTCTCCTCGCCATTGGCTTCGCGGCCGTCTACCTGGCGATCCAGATCCCGGATGAAATCGCCCGCACGCGATCGCGATTCTCCATCGAGATGCGATTCACGCGGAAAGCACTTCAAACGGAGATTGCCAACACACGGGCGGCCGCGCAGGAAGAGATCCGCGCGACGCGTCAGGATCTGTTGTCAGAACTGACAACAACCCGCAAGCAGGTCCTCGCTATCACCGATGACCGATTGAAGTCTGTTACCGCGTTGTTAGATGAAACGCGCCGTGATCTGAACGCGCAATTAACGCGGACGAATGAAACGATCGCGCGTTTTTCTGAAACGACATCGGCCCAAAGCGAAACGCTGGTGGCGAACACGACCGAGCTGAAGGACCGCGCGCTCTTACGCGAGCCGATGCTTTATTCCCGCGTTCTTGGAACTACCGGAGAGTTCAACAAATTTCTCGACGCTGGACGCCGCGCGGCTGAAGAAGGCGCAAAGGCCGCTCCCGTCCTCGCGAGCTCGATCGAGAAAACCTCCGCCCACGTGGAAGCCATCACTGCCGACGTGGAGATCGTCACACACGAATACACCAAGCCGAAAGCCTGGTGGAGAGCGCTTCTCCCGGCAGCCGGAGGCGCTGCACTGAAATTGATCTTTTGAAAGGATTCACAAAATGGAAACAACACTGATGTTATTGAAGCTGATTCCCGCCATCATCGCCGCGATCCGCGCGATCGAAGATGCCCTGCCTGTTGCCGGCGCAGGAGCCGACAAGCTGAATGCCATCCTCGACACCGTCAAAGCCGCAGACGAAAAAGTGGACCCGGGCAAGCTCGCCAAAGTGGTCTCTGTGTTCGTCGCATTATTCAAGAAATTCGGTGTGTTCGGCGGCGCTCCCGCAACCTCGCCGACTGTCTAACCAATGAACGGCTTCATCGACATCCTCAAGGACTGGCATCTGTGGGTGATCGTCGGAGGCTATTGGGTCGTGATGGCCGCCATTGGTGGCATGCCCGAACCGAACTCCGCGTCCAGCCTGCGCTATCGTTGGGCTTATCGAAGCTCGCATATTTTCGCGGCGAATGTGAAAACGGCATTCGCGGCAATCACCGACAAGAAGTAAATCGCTCGGCCCAAGGAGAGGGGTTTAAGTCAATGAACGATCTCACACGTGCATTCGTCCGGACAAACTCCGCTTTGCTGGACAAGGAAATCATCGATCTCGTTGTCGGCGACGACAGGGATTTCGAAGCCGATGTTTCCGGGATTCCCGAAGACGCGGAGCTCCAGACAGCCTGGCTCACGATCAAATTGAACGAAGAGGATGACGACTCGGCCGCCGTCGTTCAAAAGAGCATTACGGCCGAAGCAGAAGACGGCGTCGGGCAGATCACCGAGACCGGTTCGAGCGCATCGACCGGACACCTGGTGTTTCAGCTCACGCACGAAGACACGGCCGAGCTGGAAGCCGGCGTCGGCTATTACTATGACATTCGCGTTCGCACCGACACCGGCAAGACCTTTACGGTCGAACACGGCCGCCTGATCCCGCGGAGCGCGATCACGCGCGACGTTGAGCCGGCTTCCTGATTTCCCGCAGTTTCCCACTTTTTGAAAAACCAAGGACGGTACCTCCCCATGCACTTCGATGGCACTATCACCCTCGGCAACATTGGCACGATCGTTTCGATCATCGCGTATGCGGCTTTCCAATACGCGACGATGAAAGCGCGTCAGAGACGATCCGAGGAAAGAATCACACTCATCGAAAACTTCATTACGGCGCACGCGAAGTGTCATCAATCGCAAGAACAGATCGTGGTGGAATTGCGCGAAGCGGTTTCGTTTATCAAAGGCTGGATGTCCGGCGCCGTTCGACCAGAACCGGCGCGCGTCGCCGGTCTTTAGCTTAGGGCAAAAAAAATGGGGCATGCCTTGGCACGCCCCGCTGGTGGTGGAAGTTTAACGGCCGTTACGCCGTCGGTTGATTGTCCCCCTTCCAGCGGTCATAGAGACCGAAATTTTTCGCGCACGTGGGACCGTAGCCCACACCCGTGCTGCGCTCGTCGGTCAATGTTCGATTGCAGAACGAGCAATGACCGCTCAACAGTCCGTATGCGGCCGCGACTCCCAAGGGGTCCGCGGCGAATGAGTCTCGGCCGCTGTAATTGATAGAACTATTTCTGGCCGCGTATCGAGGGCTCTCTCGCCAACTTCCGTCGCAAAAGGTCAATGGCACCGTCCTTGCCTACCACCGACTCCGATAGACCGAGGACATCACGCAAGAATCGGCTGTCGAGCTCCTGCCGTATCTTGTCGTGATCGATTTCGTGAAACGGCAGCAAATCCATTCCACTTAAATCATCGAAGATTTCGGCCGTCTTCTTGAGTTGCTTAGCCGAGAGTGCCGTCACGTCAAGGATTGGTAAAGAGGGCAGAACCGATACACCAATGCTTCCTCTTCCCGACTGCTGTTTGTTCGCGTGATACCAGTGTAAGAGCAACCCGAGCGAGGTATTCGACCAGAGCACCAAAGCTTTCTCCTGATCTTCAGAAGCCAACCGAATAGAAATCCAGGCTCGACCGCCAATTGTCCGTCTTTGAGTAAATTGCATACTCGTGGACTGGCTATTGAAGCGAAAATCACGGCTGAAGTGACAATGCGAGGCACTGTTCCAGACGTTCTTGAGTTTGAATTCAATGATGACCTTTTCCTTCGCATTCTTGCCCTTGCGTGGCAATCCCTCACTATCCCCCTCGAACGCGATACTACGTTGCTTCTCTGCGTCGTGGGACCATAGAACTGGATACGTTGGTGCGCTTCCCGGTTTCACCGCTGAGACATCGAACGGCCCTCGGATTCCTCCGCCTTGAGTCTTCCCGTTAATGTCCGCGTGGTAAGGGCCAATTTGACCTATCGTGTCCACGGTCGTCATTGAAATCGCGATTGATTCAGATTCTTCCATCGTCGGCAACCAGATGCGTTTCATGACTGCAATTTGGTACGCCGCCTGTGCGAGAGCAATGTCGGCGACGCGGGCCAAATTCCAACCACCTTCCGTCGGCAGAGGGGCTTCCACGGCCTGACCGATCACGTCATTTCCGAAATTCAACAGCGTTCCGCCAAACGGACCATCCTCAAGGCTTCGAAGGTTTTTCGCGGCAATCAAATTATGAATCTGGCGCGCAGCACTCGCGCCCAGCATCGGAAAAGCAGGTCGTTCGTTCAGCACCACAAAGGTTCCTCGCTTCTCTGGACGGACCGCAGGAAGAGGAGTGGCTTCCTCTGCAACCTTTCGTCCCACCACGAGACATTCGCCGATATCTGTGTCTGCGGAAAACGACAATTCCGCGCCCTGCGCACCCGCAATCGACACGACAATCAAATCGTCATAGCGTTTCGTCAGCACACTCCGCGAATCCTCCCAAGCCTCACCCGACATGAGACTGAGTGGCATAACCAACGCAAGCATGCCGCCGATCTTCAATTTGCGGTCCGCCAGAACAAGAAAGACAGACGCTTCGCCGGCGTTGCCGTGCGCACTCGTTTTGTCGGTGAGATCCTTCAACTTGTCCGCCATCTTTTTCTGTTCTTGGTCGGTTGCCGAAAAAGCGGCGAACATCGGATTGCGTACGCCAATCTTCTGTGCTTCGTGACCGGTGTCTCGAGTAAACGGCGGATTCATTATCACCACATCAAACGAACGATGCGGCATGTCGGCCCATCTCGCTTTCTCAAATTCACCCATGCCTTCGACCACTTTGGCCGAGGTGATGTGAAGAAAATCCTCAATCTTCCCTTGCGGATCGAGCAACGCCAATGAACCGAGTGCAACGCCTCCATCCTCCTGGACCCCATAAGCGACGGTCAGAATCGAACTTTGTTTGTATTTAACGAGCGGATGCGCTCCGGCAAGCATTGAAGCCGTCAAATGGGCGGCGGCCGGCAATACGTCACAACCCATGAATGCTAGAGCCATCATGTCTGGATGAAGAACTTCGGAATCGCCTCCGGCAAGTTCGTGCAATTGACTGACGCGCTGATACGCCGTCGTCAACAACGTGCCGGTACCACACGCGAAATCCACGATTCGGAGATTCTTCACGTCTTCAGGATTAGTCCATGAACCGCCTGTCGGCGTTTTTTCCGGAATGACGGCAAGCCCAACAAGCAAAGCTGCCGCGGCCGGTGTTGTGTAAAAGGCCGCCAAAAACTTTCGATCCGCAATGAGCCGCTGAAACACCGCCCCCGTGAGATCGTGCGATCGCATCAAGCGATTCTCGAGTAACCTTTCTGCCGTCACGACCAGCGTTTCTATTAAAGGTTTGCTGTACGCGGTGGGAATAAGCTGAAGAATGCGTCGGGCGATATCGAAGATCGGCCAATAATTGATTTTTAGGATCGCACGCCACTCGGCGAGAATCACGGATTTGGTCAATGCGCCTTGATTGCGAAGTTCGTCGAGGGATTTCACCTTCGCCAATTCATCCGGTCCGCCGGCCAACGTCTCCTGAAAAATGAATGCATTCGTCAAAATCGTTGTGGCCATGCGTTGCGTTTGCGCACTGTCGTCCTGTTTTAGTTCCGCCGCTATGTTCTCGATTGCGCCTTTGTGAGTAATCGCCATTTGTTCGAGCAATCCAGCGGATTCGATCACGCCGTTCGCCAGTTGATTCGCGGCTTCCTCGATAACGGCGGGCGGGACGGAGGCCGATTGAGCAAGGATCGAAATGTCTGCAATTGTTCCTTCAATCCAACCTGCTCCTGGCCATCGGGCTGAACTCGCCGGATCTGTGCCCGTATACAAGATCATTTGAAAGTCGGACGCGCTCACAATTTGAGAATGCAACTTCGAAGGCGTTGCGTTTCGTAGCCGATCGGGAACGCGCAACGCGATTGATGAAAGGATCGTGCGGCCAGTCGTCTTGAGTTGTTGCCCGAGCCGCGATTTGGCTTCCGCTTCTACCGTGATAGCAGGCAGGACTTCCGTTTCGATGACGACCGGCGAAACGTTCGCCTCAATAACTAAAATGTCAGGACGTTTACTACTGCCCTTGAGCATTCCGGTGTTTTCAGAACTGATGACGTTTGACGATTGCCAAGCGCGCCGCGTTTGACGCAACGCCGCGGCGATCGCGTCATTGATGGTGTGCTCTGTGAGCGGCACCTACAGCAATCCTTCCAGTAATGCCTTCGCTCGATCGATCCGCGGTTCATTGAGCATCCGGATCGCTTTAAGCACCGTTCGTTTGTGTCGTTCTTGTTCAACGATGTCAGGGGCCGCGTCTGCGGCTTCACGCACGAGTTTGATGATCCTAGCGTGCTGTGCTTGCGACCACGGATCGGTGTCGGGCAAATCGCTCGTCGGCATGATCTCTCCTCGGTCGGTGATGATCGGATGCCGGCTTGGCCGTCTCAACTTTTCCGTTATGATGTGATCCAGCCGGATTGTTCACGATCATTCCGTGAATGTGTCGGTCAGGCCCGATGGAAAGAACGCCTCTTTCCATCGGGCTGCGCGTCATTCTACAACAGCGCGTTGGACAGATTCGGGGCGCCTTCAGAGAGTCTGTCTTGTTTGGGATTCAGATCGCCTCGCCTAACTCGTTGACGCTCGGCGAAGCTATTCTTCAAGAGCGTGGGGCTTTGCGCGGCAAAGACAATCCTCGTCCGTCTCGATGTCTAACAGGCCGGTTCCTAACGAAGACTTCTTAGTCGAAATTGCAACCGCGACACAGCAGCCCTCGAATCCGCCAGGGGAGGACCCATGTTCGTGGTCTATATGGAACATCCGGTCGGAATCCCAATGTTCATATCCGATCCACGTGCATATAGGGCCGCCAGCCATCCATGTCGTCGCATGTATCTGCGTCTTCTATTGGTGGTTTACCGGCCAACTGTCGCGCACGACGGCACGTTTCAATGAGGGCGGTATCCAAGTCCGGAATCGTGTCTCGAAATATTTGGCCGGGTAAAATCACTTCGCATTCCCACGCGTTTTCCACTCGATGCACGCGCAATTCAAAACCGAAAGATTGCCGCATCCATCCTTGAGCCATAATCACTGCTCCATTTTTGATCCAAATTTTCGTTCGAATCGGATTTCATCACATCAACTGATTTTGCGCAGCGCGGCGTCGAAACGGGTTCAAGGTTTCGGCCCTACTTCAATTTGAACCATGCCTTCCGCAATTCGTGGATCTTCAAATAGGTCCATAGAAAAACCTTCTGATTCAAACGCTCGTTGCAATATGGAGGCATGTACTGGTGGATTTAACCCGCTACGAATGATGATGCGGACGCCACGATGCGTGCTGCCAGATGCCTGGGCAAAAGAGTTCCGCCAACCCGCAGCGGTCAAAACATTGCGTATATCCGACGCAAATGCGCCCACCTCGGAATCTCCCTGTCCGTGCGTCAAGACCGCTACAGGCCCTTTTGCTGATCGGCTCAATACTCCGATTAAGCGCACGGTTTGCTCAGAGGTAATGATTCGAGGCGTGAGTTGCCGTCTGAGTTCTAGCGAGTCCTTCTCGAATATGGCGGCCCGCTGACGCAGTGCGGCCGCAGTCACCTCCAGGTTGCCAGCCCGTTCGTTAGCAGCACCAGCTTCCTTGCGTGCTGTCCCGGCTTCCTTGTTGGCTTCGCCCGCGAGATTATTCAACTTTGCTATCTCAGCCTTGCTCAAGTCTTCTATCGCTTGCTGCACGGCGTGCAATTTGCGATTGTTCCACCATGCACGAACGCCAAATACCGTTTCACCGCCGACGCCGATAACTACGAGTACCCCAAACAGAATTACCCACTTTTCGATGCCGTCCAGGGCTGTTTCAAGCGCTTCCCTTTTGGCGAGCAGTGTTTCTACTGTCTCCGGCGGGACCATTGACTCATTTCTCCTGGCCCGATCTGTGAGCGGACCCATTGGGTCACATGATCGGGCTGAGTCTGTGGGGTTGGTTCTCGGACAACCTTGATGACCATGCTCCCCGCATCCTCGATCGGATCGTCGACCGGCTGGCAAATCTCAACAACGACTACACCGACCCCCGGCCGAAGCACCAGGTTGTTTACATAGTCATAGATGGTCTTGACCAGAGGACCGGAGAGCCCACGGCTGAAAAACTTACCGTGCCTTTCGCGACCATCGATGGCGACGCAGACTAGAAGCCAGTTGCGATGAAATTGTTTCTCGTGCAGGCCCGTCGCTTGCCGTGTTCCCTTCTTTTCCAGTTCGCGCAGCTTCCCGGGAAGAAGCGTTTCAAATGTTTGTGGTTTGACCTTCACCCTCTTTGACTCGAACACGACAGCACGATCCGGTTTCGCTGGGTGACACACGAGAACGTCGATGTTCCCAGGCACCGTTGATTTACCGTGGATCTCCGGTGGTTTTAACTCAAACGCAATGCGAGCTGGGATGGGAAGATCTAACTCCCTCCAAAGCGTATGCCGGGCAGAAGATTGGCTAAATAGCCACCGTGTCAGCGGACCTTCGACAATGTCCGTGACCGTCGACGACCTCCGCTGATTCAATCGCAATTCAGACATCGTTTGTATCTTCAATCGAATTATGGTGACGGCGGTCATCACGCGATGCAGTGGATCGGGGCCAGATCAGTGTTGCGCTACGCCGTGGCTTTTTGAGCGTTGGAGTCCGAAGACGTCTGCGTGGAACCGTCGGCGCTATTCAAAGACCTGCGCCGTCGTATGTACGCAATGGCCTCAAGCACTTTGAAAAACGCATCCCCAATGTGATCCGGTGTGAAGCGAATGAATTCGTGATCTGAATAGATGCCCTTCTCGAAAACAGCCCCCTCTTCGACAAGAGGTACAAGAAAAGCCCCCTGTTGAGCTCTCGCCATCTCGTCTCGCATCCATGAAGACGCTCCATCGACCGTTTGGATCACGACTACCAAATCGATGTCGCCCGACAACCTCTCCTGCACCTTCTCGCTGACACGACGCGGCTCATATGCTTCGCCGGTTATGACACGCACATCGAGCAGTTCCAGAAATCTTCGAAGCTGCTGCGCATAATCGACCGCCTTTCCATCAAACCGAAAGCTGAGAAACGCCACAATCTGCTTGGCATGTGCGGCCGCCATCTCTTCCAGCTTTTCAATACGTTCGGTAATTTCCTTGAACCGCTGATTCATCCCACCAGGAGGAAGTTCGAGCTCTAGCTGTTTGCTCTTTCGCTCCACACGCGAAGGCCCCGCTGTCAGCGAAATATGTTTCCCTATTAACGCGATAAGCTGAGATAGATCATCGGGACCTTCCGCTTCAACGTAGATCGACAAAAACGCTTCATCATCAGAGAAAAAAGACAAACTTTCCCTTCTGTTGTTATAAGAAATGGCGCCTGAAATCAGCTCTTGAAAATCGACGGATAAACTACAGACGTCACATTTCAACTCGCATATCGAGACCAAGTCTTCTGGAGTAAGGTTGCGCCGATGTTCAGTTCCATCGGGAAAGGTCTCATGTAGCGTGATATCCATTGACGTCCGGCCGAGATCATTCAAAATCGCCGTCAAACCGCGTCTGAGCTCACCGGGAGCAAAAACCTTCGGCTGAAACCACAAGTGCTTTGTCGTCTTTCCCATTTGTCCTACGAGTAAACCGAAGTGTCCTGCGCGGGCACTGCATGCTTGGCAACCCACTCGAAGAAGCCTTCCTGATCCATCGCGTCCGCGCCTAAAGCCTCGAACGCTGCGGCGATTTCGTCATCGTCCTGACTCAATTCCCAACCGTTGACTTCCAGAAACACGAGCATCGCGCCTGCACCCGTCCTCTTGTTGCCGTCGATGAACGGTTGACCTTCCGCGAGAAAAAAACCATACGCTGCGGCCTTCTCTGGGATCGTCGAATATGCATCCTCACCGAATGCACTTTGTTGTGGCTGGAACACCGCCGACAGCAATTGATGTTCAGAACGAATGCCGTCGAGGCCACCGTATAGTGCGATGGCCCGACGGTGAATTTCTACAATTTGATCGGCGTTGAGATAAAGAACATCCATCCGCGTCTTCCTTTTACTTTGCTAGTCTCCGCATCAGCTTCTCTCGCTTGCCGAAAACCTTGCTGGTTGCCCGCTCGAATTCTTCGGAGCTCGCATATCGGTGCGGAGCGATGATAAGTTCACTACCTCGGGTGCGGATTTCTACTTCGGTTTCGTCTTCCCAGTTGAGCTGCCGAATGACAGCCGCCGGGACGATGATCCCCTGAGAATTGCCCACCTTCCGCAGTTTGCTCGTCAGCATGTTGAGTCCCTCCAGACTATTCCCGTCCCTCAAGATGAGACGTACGTTATAACAACGTTATAACATTGTTTAAGGGTGCAGTGCTAGCACAATGTGTCAAGCACGGCATGCAAAGTTATTTCTAAATTGCTGTAGCACGTTCGTCCGATGTGCCCTGCACATCCGGGCGCGGTAGGATGCGCGGCATGAAGACGGTCATTTTGGTTTTGTTGTTGATGCTTGTCGCAGTCGGAGCGTCGAGCGCTCAAGGGCCGGTGTCTACCATGCTGACGGGGCGGGTGTCGGGGCAGGAGTTTTTGGAGCTTGACTACGCCAAGCAGCGATTTTGGGCGATCGGTTTTGTGGATGCACTTTACGTTGCGGACGCAACGCTTGCGCCCGACCCAGACAGATCAACCAAGTATCTGTCGTGCGTGCCAAAGATGTCATCAACGCAAATCGCCGAAATCGTAACGCGCTACATTAAGGACCATCCAGAAAAGTGGCAAATGCCGGCGAGTTTTCACGCGTGGAATGCACTGGTGCAAGCATGTAGGCGAGTGGACGGGTAACGGGTCTCACTTATCCGTGACGTCGACGGCCGATCGTTCGACGCTCAGATTCACGGCGAGTTCGTAGGTTCCCATTGGGTAAAATTACCCAATGATCGACGGATTGCCCACATCCATTGTTCTTTCGAACGGCCGCTAATACTTCCTCCAGCGTCACAATTACCCCTCCTTACCTTTCCCTTTGAGTGCTTCCAACAGCCAGTCCTCGTCATAAGGCTGGTAGCCGAAACCCATGACGTGCATGACCCGGCGTGAATTGCAACGCTGGCAGAATTCATAGTGATTCGCACGCGGCGTTTTGATCGGACCCGGACACGTCTTCGATTCGTCGAGAATCCACTGATGTCCGAACCAACGGCAGCGGCGCGGCTGCCGCGCGGATTCGCACATTGCGATGGTCCGGCGGATCAATCAAACAACTCCTCGCTCGCGCGGAGCTCCCCGCTGCCCTGGATCAGCTCCAGAGAGCGGAGCCGACTCATGTACGTGCTGAAGGAACCGCTGCCGCTACTCAGTCCCGCCGCGTCAGCCACTTCCTGCTTGGACATCGGCTGCGGATAAGCTTCGGCGAGTACGCGCAAAATTCGCGATGCGCCGCTTTCGCCCAACTCGTTCAACCAGTATTCGAGCAGTTCCCTTCCCTGGGGCAGCGGCTCGAAATCGCCCAACGCCTTCAGCCCACTTTCGGTAATTTGCAGATGTGCGCCTCCACCGACAATCCATCCGTTGCTACGGCCGCGACTGAGATACGTACTAAATGAGCCGCTCTTGCTCGACAGGCCCGCGAGAATTCCCACCTGGCGCGCGGACCGGCCTTGCGGGTATTGCGCGAGAGCCATGAGGATTCGTCGGAGACCGCTGTTGCCGACTTCCCCGGCTCCGTTACTGGAGGCGTTCTCCCGTGCATGTGCATGCATATGCACGGGCGGCTTCGGCGGGAGCAACGCCTTCACGTCCGGCCGTGCCGGCGGCGAGAACGGTTTCAATTGCAGCTTTGCCGCAGCGGAAGTCAGTTCACCGATCACCGCGCGCGCCGCATTCATTCGCTCCTGAAACTCCCCGGGAAGGGCGGCCAGTTTCGCGACCGCTGTTTCCAATCGCTTGATCTGCGCATCCGAAATCACCGGTTTTTCGACAGTCTTCGTTTTCGCCGGCGCCGCCGGTTTCTGACGCTGGAGGTCCGCCAGTTCTTTTCGCAACATCGCGAGCTGCTTCCGAAGTTCGCGCGGATCCTCCTCCTTCGCCTTCTCGATCGTGGACTTCATCGCCTCCTGGATGCGCTCCAGATCCACAGGGGCCAGCGATCCCGATTTGTCGGTCTTACCAAACACCGGTGTCGCCGACGCGTCATAAGTCCACTTCGCACCGATCTTCACCTTTTCGAAAATGCCGAGCCATTGCGGGCTCCAGACATAAGCCGTCCCGTTGGGAAGCGACGGCAACTCCTTGACGATCTCCGTCATGTCGGTTCCCTGCTCGACAATCCAGCCTTCCATCACCTTCCGCTCCTGCGGCCCGGTCATGTTGAAAACGAACAGTGTGCCGATCTGATTGAGCACATCTTTGTTGACTGCCTGCGGCCGCTGCGAAATCAGCGTATTTCCGATACCGTAATTCCGACCGAGTTTGCAGAGGTCCTCCATCGCGCCCAACAGTTGCTCTTCCCCTTTGAACGCCTTCTGCGGAACGAATACCTGTGCCTCTTCGATGACGACGTGCATCGGCGATCGCGCGGCCTTCTTTCGGTGGAAGAGCTGTTCGGCAAACTGCGTCATGAATTCTTTCCGCTGGTGCTTGCGGAAGTGATGGACATCCAGAACTACGGATATCGCTTTGTCCACAACCAGGTCCGCAACCAGTGCGCCGGCTGTGTGAAGCAACGGAATGTCGCCGCGATCGCCGCCGAAGATCGGTATCGAAATGCCGGGAGACTTACCGTCGGCAGCCAGACGCAAACCGAACCAGTTGCCGACTGGATCCAGAATCACAACCTGCGCGCCGGCATCGAGCAGCTCTTCGACGAACTTCCCCGCGCCGTATGTTTTGCCCGCCCCGGAGCGACCCAGGAACGCGAACTTCTGCGTGATGGCTTCCAGCGGCAAACTCAATTTGTCGGCAATATGTAGTTTCTTCATCGCTTCGGCCTGCGCCTCCAGTCCGTTCAATTCAACTCCGCGCGATCCACAACACGCTTCCGGCCTCTCGGCTCGATCGATCCACAATCTAGGTCGATCACTTGATTCGCTCCGGGATAGAGCGTCAGCGTGCGGTCGACAATCACAGTCGGTCCCATATGAACAATCACTCGACATGTGGCCGCGTCCGGTTTTGCCGGCCGCCGGCATAACGCGCGGATGGCGGGCACGACGTTCACTCCAGAAATGAATCCGCACATCGCAATAAACGCCCATTCGCCCCGAGAGGTTAACCCCGCGGCGATGCCCAGGCTCGCCCACAACACCGTGTGTAGGACGTGCCAATAATCGGGGTTCCACCATCGAGGCGCGATCATTTTTCCGCTTTCCCTTCCCACGTTTGGTTCGTCGGGTTAGTCGCGACGCGGTCCTGCACAAACCGCAGGACGCGTGCTTGCGCGTCCTGCGGCAAGTCGGCCATCACCCCGCTGATCACAACCATCGCGCGCACTTCCGGATCTTCCAGTCCGCGACGAATGACTTCGCCTTCTTTCTTGTCTTTCACGGGAATTGAAACGTTCATCGTTGCTCCTTTCCGCCAGCCCTTCGAACAACAGCGTTCAGCAATTCAAATAGATCGTCTCGCTCTTGCCGGTGACGCGCCTCGGTCCGTTCGCGCGACTCCATGACGTCGGCGAGAATTTTCGCAAGCTGCTCGGCCGTGACGCCTTCGGCCGGATGCGCGTGCCCGTCGGCGTCGATGTAAACCACAACGTCGCCGCGGTAACGAATGAGAAGCTCTTTCACAACGCCTCCAGGTCTCGCCGGCGGATCCGCCATCCACGGCCGGTCTTGATCGCCGGTAGTTTTTCTTCACGCATCAGCTCACGCAGATACGAACGCGGCAATCCGCTGAATTCGGCCGCCTGATCCAGTGTGAGAAACAGCCGCGGAGGCTCCGGCTTCCCAACCGCATCCGTCATCGCACGCGCAGCCAAGCCCAAAGCATCCAATACCGCCGACGCCACGACTATCTGAGAAGTAGGAGAAGCGGTCGGAGAAGTCGTCTGTAGCGCCTGCGATTCGCGCGGCAATACAAACGGTTGCGCGTCGGGATTGCGTTCCTTGCGCAGCGCCTCGACATCGCCCGGGTGATACACCGCCGCGGGCGGCCGTCCCGGTTGCGACCGCTTCGCGGATTGCAGCTTCCCTTCCGCCGAGAACTTCTCAATCGTCTTTGTGCTGACGCCGATCGCGTCGGCCGCTTCCTGTTTGGTGAGCCAGTCGGAGTACTCCGGACCGGGAGCCGATGCAGACATTTCAGTTCCCCAATCGATTTAAGGGCGGCCGGACGCTAACGCGGACCCAATGGTTCAGAAAACCCGACCGCCCCTCACGCATGACACTTCGCTTCAGATGCCGGGATGGTCCCGACCGCCCATTCCGGCGCAATTGCCGGGAATCTCTTTCCTCAAGCCGCGGCGCGCCGCCGTTCAGGCGCACCGTAGGGATGCGTTGAATAAAACCCATCGAGAACATGCATCGTCGAATGACACCGGACGCATTGAATGGATGCCAGTCCGTCGCTGCGGCTGCGGACTTCAAACTCCGATCGCCGGCACGTGGAACACTGGACGCGCTCGCCCCGGCCTTCGACGAAGAACCACACTTCCTGGAATTCCGCTAGTCGCTCGTTATGAGAGCCCATCAGTTTGGAAAGTGCGTTTATCCTCATTTCACTCCAACCCGGCCGAGCGCCCGCGCGAGTTTTTCGATCGCATCCGGCGCCGGCGTGATGCCGCGCGCCTTCCCCTTCGCGAGCAGTTCTTCGCAGCGTTCAACGTCGACGTCGGGCCCACCGTTCAACAGGCCATATTTGCGCGCGGAATCGAGTGCAAGATAGCCTTCGGCCAAATCGACGGCGTCCTGCCATTCAGCGTTGGTTTTCGGATCCATCGTCGACCCTCCGACCGAATTTCCATTGGTTGAACATTTTCTTCGCCTGCACGTGACGCTCGTACTTATCGAGCAATGCGTCGAGATCGATCGGCCGCTCCCATCCAACGAGCTCTTTACAGTCGCCGCAAATCACCGCGCAGTAGTCCCACGGTTGGCCAGTTACCAGCGCAACGATGCCGGCCCTCGACCACCATCGCGAGCGCTGCACCTGGCCGCGCATAAACGGCGTGAATGGCGCCGCGCCGCATTTCGGACACGTCGCGAACTTCGGGTCCTGCATCAGTAGCGCGATCGCTTCTAGCGGCATCAGGCGACGGCCTTCAGGTCCTTGGGACATTGATTGCAACGGCACCGCTTCTGCCCGCGGTATTCGGCATTCTTCATCGTGACGGTGTGTGTGCAATCCAACACGACGACGCCGCGTCCATTCGTGTTGGGCCTGAAGGCAATGACCGTCCGCAATGGACGTAGATCGCGCTCGCCCCGGTTCATGCGGGAACCTCTTCTTCCTGTTCGGCCTCCGGTTCAAGACGCGCGAGCGCCTCCTGGATTTCTTCTGAACCTCCGGTCGCCTGTAACCGGTCGATCACCCATGCGAACTCGACGCCGTCGCTGACACGGCGCACCTGCACGTGACGCCGGCCCTTTCGGCCGACCAGTTCGACTTCCGTCCCAAAGCCAGTGAGAATCATTCGCCCTCCTTCCAGATCAGGTTCCAGAACAAACGCAGCGTGTAACCGAGACTCGCCGCCCGTGCGCGTATCAGGATGTGGCCCACTTCGGCTCTTCGAAGATCCGTATAGTGGACGCGTGCGATCTCGGGGATGTCGAACACGTCGTGAAACACCATCGTCTCGAATATCTCGGGCGATCCGCGATAGTTCGCCAAGCCCGTCCACACGGTCGACACGAACAAACCATTCCACAAATGATCCTGCCGCACGATCCGGCCGCGGCCGTCTTCGAAATCGGCCGCCCACTCCAATAGGCCTTCCATACCGGGCGGGTATGGCGAACCGTCCATGCGGAAACAAGGAGACTGAACCTGTCTCATTTGCGTCCACAAAACGTACTGATCGCGTACAACGCGAGACTCGTGTGCGTGTCATCCAACCCCGACAAGATTGACCACAGATTGACTTGATGATCGGTCGAAAACAGCGATGCGGCGATTTCCAACAGTCGCCGTTCGCCGCCGGAGAACGTTCCGTCTTCCAGCATGCGATCGAAGTGGATTCGTTCCTTCTCCAGGTCGACATGCGCCCATACGCGGCCGTCATCCATAAACGTCTCATGCAGGAGGATCACCAGCGCTGCGCGCCAATCGCGTTGGCGATAGAGATCAACGATGCGGTCCGCTTTTGTCATGCGGTGGCTCCTTTGAGAGCCGGTGTCTCCGGCCATTGGCGTACACGCAGATCGAGAGGCCATTCGTCAATGTCGCCGCCCTTCGAGTGATTGAACTTCAACGGCACGCAGTCCGATGGACACACCTTGCGGTTATGCGGAGCCGCGTTGAGTATTGGGGTTCGCGACAGACTTCGCCACGCGACTTCGCCCATAATCGGAACGCTGCCGAGCTGTTTCACGAAACACGCGACATTCGCGCCGCGGCATTTTTTAACGACCGATCGAGCCCATGCGAGATTGAACGGCCGCGCGCGCGGGCCGCTTTCGCCGCCGACGATGACCCAATCTAAACGTGTGCCCCATGTGGAGCGCTCCGGCTCTTCGTGCGAGCCGCGCCGCTCGCCTGTCAGGGAATTGATTCCCGCAGACGGGTAGCCGTCCGGTCCAAGCCAATCAAGCGTGATTGGGCCCAGCGCGGGCTCGTAACTCACAAAGCGGATCGCAGCCGGCGTCTGAAGCAACAACGGAATTCTCGAGTCCGCAGCCTTCTGTGTTCCGGCCGAGACTCCGAGCCACACGTTCGGAAGTGGACCGTCTTCCAGGCAACGCGCTGTCGCTCGCATGTCATCGCTCCGGCGATCCAACGGATCAACATATTGGGCGATGCAATCCTCGATCAAACAATCGACTCTTCCAGGCGTTTCTGGATCGAGCAGATAGGCGCGCATTCGCTCGGGACGTTTGGTCAGCACCTGAAACGTGTGTCGCTGGCACGAAGCCATGACCGCGAAGACTTGATCGATCATCCACTCCGGAACAAACTCACCGAAAAGATCCGTCATCGAACACACGAAGATGCGCCGCGGCCGTTTCCAGCGCAGCGGTTGCTCAAGAATGTGTTCCGCGATCGATATCTCCACCTTGTCACGATCCTGCCGGCGAAAACCCAACGTCGTACCGAGACGTCGGTTGATCACTTCCGCGTAACACTCTTCACATTCTTCCGACACGTGCTCGCAGTGCCAACCCGCGCGCACCATTTCTTCGTGGCCGTAGATCGCGCGAATCGGATTCCAGGACGCGTCGGTCCATTCAATTTTTGTGTGATCAGCCATCTTTCCCCCAACCCGCCTTTCTCAGAATCTCGATCGCTTCCAACAGTTCCGGCGAAAGCGGAATACCGCGATAAATCGAAACCCCCAGATCCCGCTCGACCAGCGCCGTGAGCGTCTTCAGCAAAACCCTTTTGCCGTCGACGGCGAGGCGTGGAGACCGATCTTGTTGGTCTTCCTTCACGACGCGTCCCTTTCTCGCTGCGCGTCCATCACGTCCCAACAATCGAAACAGATTTTTCGTCTGGCGATCGCCGACCAGGGCCGATAGTTGATCGCGGTTCCGCACAGGTCGCAGGTCCCCTCCTGTTGCGCCGGCAGTCCGCGCGATGCCCAAAACGGCGCGGACATATCGTTCGCCTTCGCGATGCACACGACAAAGCCGCGCTCGCCGGTCAAGTCGGCGATTTCGTCGGCGGTGAGCTCCACCCTGCCTGTCAATATTTCGCGCAGGCCCGGCGGTAGCATTTACACCTTCTCCGCCTTGCGAATCTTGATTGCGCGGATGAACACCGGATGTCCCATGTGATCCGCCCATTCGACCCAATACCCGTACTTGTCGGGAAAGCCCGGCACTGTGTACGGACCGATGCTGCCGAGTACTCGGCCGAGCGCACCATCGCGGTGAAAATCCTCCGGCTCGGAATTGCACTTCACGATCAGCGTGTTGTTCGGGATCGCGCCGGGCGCCTGGTTCGTGGTGTAGAAGACGAGGCTCATAATTGATCCGGCACGCAACTGGAACAAACTCCGACGCCGGTCAATCGATTCACGACAGTCCAGGAGCAACCCAGCGCGCACGCCTGCGAATCCGTGCAACCGCATACGAGACACGTCGCCTCGATCCCGTCACCGCGCGACACGTCGATCGCTCGCCGGGCCAGCTTGCGGTAGAACGCGCGATGGGGACCGCTGAGCCCGGCAAGACTCTCGGCGTGACTATTGCCGATGTTGCAGCGCCACAATTCCAGGGCGAGCGTATCCACCACGCGCCGGTAGAGCGCCGGGGACAGTTCGTGGTTCTTCGTAAAAGCCCTCGCTGTTCTGTTCATCACGTCCTCCTGTACGAGCTGTCCTGCCGCGCTTCGTTCACCTTCCTCCCGCTTTCTGAAGTGCGGCCTTGATGTCTTCCAGCAGCACGCCCGTTTTCTTTCCGAGCTCCCGGTGTTGCTCCATCCATTTGTTCGGAAGCGTCAAGCCCATTTCGTAAATGAGCTCTGTGAACCGCGCCACGACTGCCAGCAACGCAGACATCGGATGTTCCGGGCATTGGGCGATGTGCGCTTTGAGGACGTCCGCCTGCGAGGTTGGAGTACTCGCCCTCGGTCCGTACTGATGGCCGCAGTAAGCGCAATTGACGAACATCCCGGATTGCAAATCCGCGATCCATTGCCGCAATCGCTTGCTCTCTTCGAGATCCGCCTTCGCTCCGGCTTGCAGATCGGCGATCCACCTGGTTAGTTCCTCTACGCGTGCGGCCAAGGCCGCGTTATCGTCGTTCATCACCGGGCCCTCAACTTCAAAACCAAACTCGAAACGCGATTAAACAGATGATCGGAAAGGTTCAGATCGTCGTCGTCACGGATGGCTTCCAGCAGTTCGAGCATGTCCGTCGCGGCCTTGCACAAATTGCACTTCTTGATCGAAATAAATACTGAACCGCGCAACTCCGGCCGCGCTACGACATCGCAGCGACACTCCAGACGCGGCGATTTCATCCTGCTTTCGTCTTTTGCTCCGGACATTGCTTGTGCTCCTTCGTGAAAGCCTTCATTACCTGAAGCCAGCTTTTGACGCTCATCGGCAGAGTGACCTGTACAAACGCGCCGCAGCGCCGACATTCGGCGCGGGCGCCGCTGTTGCGGATCACAACCCCGTTGAGATCCTTCGCTTTCAATTCACGCGCTCCCAAATGTTCGGAATCATCGCGGTATTGAACTCCCCTTCTGACAACGTCGGCTCGGGATCGGCAAACTCGATGACGTCGGGCCCACCGTCCACCGGCTTCCGGGAATAGCACATGATCGCCGTCGCTCGATGTTCGCGGCTCCGGCCTATGACCATCAATGCTTCCGGGTTGTTGGGATTCTCCGCAATGAGCCAGCGGCCGCGAGCGGCCGCGGCGTCAATTTCACGTTCACGTGCCGGCGTGATTTGCGCCTCCATACGCACGTCGCTGATGATCAGATACGCATCGGCGCCGCCATTCATCAGGGAAAAGACAAGCAAGGTATCGCGCATGCGAGATCCGTGGAACACTTCGCCGTCGATCACAATCATGTGATGTCGGCCCAAGGCATCGACGATCAGCGCCCGCTGCCGCATACTGCCGCCAGTGGAGATCATCACGTCGCGCGCGAGTTTGGCATGAGCGAGAACCAGTTCTTCGAGCGCCGCTTTCGTCATCGCTTTCCCCTTCGCGCCGCGCAATCGGCGAAGTGCGGTTGAATCCGACTCGTGAGTTGATCGGGAGTGATCGGCATCAATTTGCCCCTCGGCGTCCGCCAAAATTCAATGCTGGCATGGCAGAACTGACACCGTGCGCGCGCATGGTACGCATAGCCCGCAAGGTTGAGCTCGACGCGATCGCGCGGGAACGGCACGCTAGGCTCTTTCGCGTCCGTCGCCGATCGCACGGATCTGTCCTTTGCCGGGCTCCAACTGTTTCCGCTCCATGAACTGGCTGTCCAACTGTTCGCCTGTCAGTTCAAGGAACTTCAGTTCGACCTTTGCCGAGTCGATGATGACGTCGGCAACCGCGGCAACCGCTCGCGCGCGATCGATGTCCATCGGTTTCTCTTCGTCCCTTAGAGACTCGATCGTTTCGAACAAATGATCACGCAGGTCTTGTAGTCGATTCTTCGCCGCCATGTTCCTTCGCCTTCCTCCGTATGGCTCGTTTCAGCGCGCCCTTCAGATTGATGACTTCTCTCAGATCGGGCGGCAGGTTGTGAACGGTGGTGCGCGCCATGTGCTCTTTGTCGGTGAGCAGTTCCAGATTCTCCAGCGCGCAATTTAGATGGTTGCCGTCTTTCCACCAGATGCGATGCCCCGGCGGGATGGGCCCGTGCGCCGCTTCCCACACGCGCTTGTGGACGAATTCCCAATTCGGACTATTGGCGCCCTTCGCGCCGGGCAGCTCCGGCGCATCGCTGATCTTGATGCGCAGATAACCGTCGGCGTTGGGTTTAATCGTTCCGACGGGAAGGGTGTTCGGCGGGCGCGTGCCCTTCTTGAACTGCGTTTCTTCCATGCGGCCGCGGCCCTTCGAATAGCCGGGCCGGCGCAATCCTTTGTTCGCGGGCGCCTGGCCTGGCTTGAACTGAAACTCGACGCCAATGTGGGCGCCCTTCTGCAACCGGCAGTGCGTTACCACGAACGTCTCGTCTTTCTTCAGCCCTAACTTGCGCGCTTGGGCATGGACGCTCGTCACGGATCGACCGATCCTTCTGGCGATATCGCGGGCGAAATGATCCGCGTATGTGCGCCGCAGGTAATCGTTGTCCTCGTCCGTCCACGGGTTTCGCACGACGCGCTTTTGCTGGGATCTCCGATAGGCGGCGCTCTTTGTCAGGCCGAGTTTCTGAGCCTGAACGTAAACGCTCGACAGGCCGCGGCCGAGTGTCGTCGCAATGTCGATCGACGACTGATCCGCATACACGCGGCGGAGATAATCATTTTCGGTGTTCGTCCAGGCCCGGCGCTTCTTCATCCACTTTTCTCCAGCGTTAGCCCGAGCCGAGCGGCGGCGCGTTCAGCGCATTCGGGGCAGTAGTACCGCCTCGTTCGTATATGGCCGCGCCATTGGGCAATGAGTCTGTGAGAGGCATATTTCCGTGGATAGCATTGCGAGCAGAACAAGACGTCCATTCGCTTCAACTTAACGATCCGCCGAATGATGGGCTTGAAAAGTTCATAAGTCGCGTCAGGCAGGAAACTCACGACTGCTCCCACCTTCGCAGCCAGGTCAAAAGATCGATCGCTTCGTCTTCGGTGAGCGATATGCAGATGTCGCAGGAGCGGGCTTCTTTCCGTCCGAGCACTCCGGTGATCAGATCGGCGACTGGCGTACCGCCGAAGTTCACTTGAGAGACAGGCACTTCGATCTGCACGCCAGCCGCTCCCGTCGTCACCGAACGAAACGTGAAGATGTTCACTGGCCGCACCTATCGTGTTTGTCGCGTTCGTCGACCATCGGGCAGTTGTTCGCGTGTCCGGTGTTGTAGAACTCGTCGTGATAGCCGCAGTAACCCTTGCCGATGAAGTTGCCGCACTTCGGACAGCGGTAACCCTGTGCCTGCATGTTGCGCGTTTCTTCTTCGTTGAGCTTCACGACTGCTCCAGCATCTTCTTCAGGTCCGGAACCGGCGCATACGGCTCGATGTTGTCCAGCGCGAAGCATCCGGACTTGCCAGTAAGTCCAACGACAGCCGTGTGCCCGCTGAGAACCCACGCCTCGGAATTGGTCGTGCAGGTCTCCCACTGGTCACGGCCGCGCACTGGGTAATACTTCACCAGCGCACAGACTCTGTGCTTCGCGTTCCATTCCGCGACTTGCGCTTCGAGTTCTGCTTGTGACTTCTGTTTCGGTCTTCCGCTCATAAGGACTCACTCCCAACTGGCATCACCGTCGCCGTGAATTTGCCGAGATATCGAACTTCCGAGTGCAATGTTCTCCGCGCGCACAACGTGATGCCCTGATGCCGATCGGAACTGTCAAACATCACGTACTTGAGCCGAAGGGACTCGATCATCGGCTCGTGCTCGACTTCCTCACACCAGCACACGCTGTGTTGGTTGTTCAGCCGTTCGACGACGACGCGATAACGCAACCGCTTCGTTACGTCGGCCGGAATCTCCAGTTTCTGGCCCGGCATTGTCGCTTCCCATTCCTGAATAACCATCAACGTTCCTCCGGCTTGCTCATTGGATAAGTCCGACCCCTTTCATCGCCTCGAAATACGCATGGACGCGCTTCAAGGCGGCGCCATACGCCTCGGCGGTTTTCAGACTCTCTCGATCGATGGAGCTACTTTTCAAATCGAACGCAACGGCCGGCGTCGTCTCGTCGCCGCCGATGGCCGGACATTCGTAGAGCACGCGGCTGATCGCGCAGAATTCCCTCGCTGGATAGCTGCCGCCTTCATAGTGGCAGCCGGCAAAGATCAAGCCCGCCTGGGCCCACTGTTCGCGCGCGGGGCGGATCGCGTTGTTGGCCTCGCGCATGATTCCCCAGATGACGCCCGAGTCTTCAAGGGCGGGATCGATGCGGTCGGGTTCGAACATGTCCCAAAAGCGCTGGAACGCGATGCGGAGAAACTTCGGCTCGTCCGCCTGCGCGATTCCCACTCGGAGATACGTCCTGTCGACCATTCAATCCCCTGCGTTCGAATTCAAGACGGCTCCTTTTCTTCGATCGCGACCATATCGTTCACGCGAAACGCCATGAGCATTCCCCCGCCGATGCGAACGATGGCGTAGTCGACTCCAAGCGCCGTCGTCCGGTAATGCACGAACTCGCACTCCCGTCCTGCGAACTGCTTGGCGGCTGGATCGTCGTCGTCCTGCGGGCGAACCCGCAGGAGTTGACCGCGATGGAAACGGATATCGGTTTTCACTTCGTCGTCTCCAGCGCCGCAATGACGAGCCGCTGCTTGCCGTCTTTCCACGGCGCCCACTCCGCAAGCCCGCGCTCGACCAGCTCATCCTTGAGCGCCGCATAACAGTCGCGAAGCTGATCGATCGGGATTCCGCCAATCGCCGTCTCGGACGTCGTGCCGAAAATCTTGTCCAGGATGTCGAGCTTCATCTGCTTGTCCTTGCCCGTCGCTCCCGGCAACGCCCGTCCGAGCAATCCGAAGATTTCCTCCAACGCCTTTTCCCGGCGTCGCTTGATCTCGAAGCGCTCGTCTTCGGTTTTGATCAGCAGCGCCGCATCGCCTTCGGCCGACGTGTTGGCGATTTCGGGATTCGCGAGCACAGCCTCGATCGCCGGCGCGAAGTCCGCATACGTGGGGTTGCGGAACGTCTTGCCGTCGAGTAGCTGCGAGCGATCCTTGATGACCGTGGCTTCGCGCCACACTTCCTTGTCGTCGCCGATCATCTTCTCGAAGCGCTCCATCAGGATCAGCACGTCGGGTTCGTACGCGGTTTCGCCTTCGACTTTCATCTTCACGCCGCTTCTGAAAATCTGACGCTTGCCCGTCTCCGGGTCTTTTTCGTTGTCGTACTCGTAGCCGGCGCGGCCGCACATGATGATCGAATAGGGATCGTTGACGAACGGTTCGGAGAACTCCTGTTTCCAGGTCGATTTGATCGGTCCCCAATCCTCGAACTGCAACTTCGTCCGCTTGACCTTCACCTTATAGGCGCGCAGGAAGTCTTCCCACACATGGGAAATCGAGTCGATGATCAGAATGTCGGCAAACCCGGCCCGCAGCCGGCGCATGGTCTCGGCCAGATCCGCCAGCGAGCGCGAAGAGCGCATCACCACCGGAACGCCGGCCTTGAGATAGAGGGGCTTCAAAAACTGAGCGGCCTTCTCGGTGTCGAAGAGCACGACGGGCTTCTGCGACTGGAGATGTTTGTGCATCCCGATCGCGATCAGCGTCGCCGTCAGACTTTTGCCCGAGCCGGCGAAGCCTTCCAGACCCGCCTTGTAAAAGGGTTTCGTGTTGAGCAGCTCGGTGAAGAAGTTGTCCCCAAGCGGCTCGGTGATGGGTGGATGTTGTTCCACAGCACTCATTCGTGTAGTCTCCGGTTTGTTGTTTAGAGAAAGCACCCGCCGCAGTTCGGCAGTGATCGCTGCCGGATCAAACTGCGGCGGGTGTTTTTTTGCCGGCTGCCGGCGTTCGGCAGCCTCCAAGGTCGCCGACTGAATCGGCAGAATCCGCTGGTTGGGCCTTTGCGGATAAAACGGTCGTCGCATCGTCATGGGCGCTCTTTTCCAACACGCTCGCAGTTCTCCCTCTCGATCACGGAAAACCGCAAAGCGGTCTCTAGCGGTAGTTGTCCGATGCGCTGTACGGCGTGGGCGGCTTGTTTGAGTAAGTGGCTCGCGTTGTCTAAATCGTTGAGCTTTGTGTGGTCGTCCAGAGAGTCCGCGAGTCGAATCAGTGCATTGTTGATACGCGCCAGGTCTTCCCGGATCACTGTTGCGCGTGTATAAAGCTCGATAGCTAACATGTTATTTCGCCTCCGTGCGTTCTTCCAAATGGCTGCGCGAATAACTGAGCACGCCATCGGCAATTTCGTTCTTCTGCGCTTGTTTGATCCGCTCGATGGTCGCGAGAAGTTTGCGGCGCGTCTCTTCCGGCATGCGAAGCGATTTGATGTCCTGTCCCAGCCAGCCGATCCAATAGGCCGTGTATCGCTCGTGTAAGAGTCTGCCCATTCCCTTCCTCCTTAAAACGAACAGGCCAAACGAAACAGTTGGCAGATACACATCCCGTGATTGCAGGGACCATCGCTCGGATGATCGGTTTCGGGATGTCCGCATTTGCAGTCATAGATCCGGTCTTTCGAGTGACCCCACATCGCGGTCTCCAGCGCCGCCTCCTGGTCGAGCTTGCCGCGTCGCTTCACAACGCCCTCCGCGTGAACGCGTCGAAGGTGACGAGTTCGGTTCCGCATTCATCACAATCGAAGCATGCGGCGTACATGCGCCGGGATTTGCCCGACGGTCCATACGTGGCTTGCACGTCTTCGCGACAGGCCAAGCAGCCAACCTCGATACAGCCTTCATCGTCGTCAAAATCCACGAGCGGCATGGAGTAGACGATCTCGACGCTGTCGTACATCGGCGATCGTCCGAAAAGCTGCGTGAATGTTCTGTCGATAGCCTTACTGTCAGAATTCATCGCCGTCGATTCATCCCTCATCGTCAATTCGCCCCCAAATAGCGATATCCATGGAGCGCCGCCGCTTCCTTTTTGGCGATCGTTCGCGCTTCCTGCCGGGTTTCGGCCGATATCGCGAACTCCACGCGGATACTCATCCGTCGCGGTTGAAACTTGCGATACGCGATGTAGTGCGTGGTCATCCTTGAACTTCCTCCGTGATGTATGTGTCGGTTAGTAAGCTACAATAGACGGCGGATTACGTCAATAGATTTTTGTAGGTTTCTACCCATCACCACGCTGTATGATACCTGCCAGCACGTTCGGCCAATGGTGAGAAGGCGCTTGCTGCGTTAGCCTCCGTGGGTTTTCGGATTTTGAAGGAGTACTGAATGCCAAACGAATTTCAGCCCGGGAGCGCATCCACCAAAAGGAACGAGCGCATCGCGGCTGGCATAGTCGGCCTTCTTGTCATCGGCCTGATTGCGAACTGGGGCCTGGGCCCGAAAGATCCGTCGTCCGAATCATCGGAGACCGCCCCTACAACAGCCGCCGCATCGGCCAGCGCAACGCACCCCCAAACAGCGCGGAGTGTCGCAATTCCCGCGCAAGCAGCGCCAACTGCCGCAATTCCCGCCACCACCCGCAAGAGTTCCGGTGAATGGCGTGTGTCGAACGAAAAATCGGAAATGGACGGCTCGGCAAAAGTCGGGCTATTTCTCGATGCAAATAATGAAGTTGATGGATGGCTAAAAACGCAGAGGCCAAAATTGGTGATTCGATGCCAGGAACATAAGACGGATCTCTACGTGAACACCGGCATGCCGGCGAACCCGGAATATGGCTCCTTTAACGAATATACCGTGCGTCTTCGGTTAGATCAAAAGCCGCCAACGCGCCAATCATGGGGTCAATCCACTAATAACGAATCGCTCTTTGCTCCGAGCGCAATTCAGTTAGCGAAGCAACTCGCCACAGCCGAAACTTTGATCTTCGAATTTACGCCATTCAATTCGTCGCCGGCACGCGCCGAGTTTAATGTTTCGGGGCTGAATGAGCACTTGAAGGAAGTGGCGCAAGCCTGTGGATGGAACTCTGCGGGCAAGGTCGCGGACGTTCAGTGATGCCAAGCCTTGGAGGCCCCTGGGCAATCACGACCAGAGTATTTTTGCCCGTTCCAGGCCTCCCTCACGCTCGATTGTTTCTCAGAATGAAAGGAAGGACTGTATCTATGAAGTCTGTTGTTAGCTTGATTCTCTGTCTCGCAATTCCCGCCATGCTCGTCGCCGCGGATGCGACGCCAAACTACGAAGTCAAATACGATGGCGGCTCACTACCAAACGTCAAGTCGGGCTCCGACCTGAAGCTATTCATCGATGGCAATACGGTGAGATTCATGAAGGACAAGAAGGAAGTCGCGAGCATTCCGGCCGCGACGATCACCGAAGTCAGTTATGGGCAAGATGTACACCGTCGCGTCGGAACGGCTGTCGCGGTGGGGATGGTCTCATTCGGCATTGGTGCGTTGACGGCTCTCAGCAAATCGAAGAAGCATTTCGTCGGCTTGACCTGGGCAAATGGCGATCAAAAAGGCGGTCTCGCGATTCAATGCGATAAGGACGAGTACCGTGGGATCCTGGCAGCGCTTGAAGGCGTGTCCGGCAAGAAAGCCGTCGATTCAGCGACGATGAGTGTAAAGAACTAACCGGCGAGCCGCAGCCCTGGAGGGCCCCTGCGGCTTTCGTATCGACCGCGACAACCTGCCGTCATCCTTCAGATAACGAATCCGCCAGACGCCGCAGCGCGGCGGCATGCTTTTCAAGATCGCGCTTGAGATCGAGATATGTGATACCGGAAGGGAATGTTCCGTCCACGATCGCGGAATGGAAATCGGGCTCCGTCGTACGTACGCCGTTCAAGTGAAAATTGTAGATCGTCCGAAATTCCCAGAGCTGTTTGTGGCGCCACTCCGAAATAGATTGCGGAAGAGCTGTTGAGGAAAGTGGACGGATCAGCGGGCTGTCGGCCGCACTCTTTTCCTGATCGTAGATATGCCAGACTTCTTCGAGTTTCCGCACTAAAAATTCCGCCTGACCCGCCTTGCTGTGGATCGCGCCGGCGCGGCCTAACCGTTTGGGGTCCGGGCGTGTTTGTGCAGCGAAATCGCCGCGGGAAGCAATCTGCGCACTGCGTCGCGCGTTTCGAACGTTCCACCAAATCGCGCCGGCAAGTCCGATCCATAAGAGGCCGGTACCGACGATATTGAGCGCGATCGCCATATAATCAGCGTTCGCGTCTTTCCAGTGCCGAATATTTAGATATATCCATACGACATTCACTGCGAGTGCAATGCCTCCAATAATTGGAGCGGCTGCGAGCAGTGGCGATGGCGGTTTCTGGTTGTCCATATCGCTCCTCGTAGCGATTTCCTTGAGAATTGAATCTGGCCGACAACAGGCCAAGGTATCCCGCGTTCGCTTCGGTTCATGACGCCGGAGCTAGACGGCCAGATGGAATCCATTTTACCGTTTGGGCCGCGTGACTGTGCGCGGTGCTGACGAGGCTTAGCGGCGTGCAGAGTCCTGCGAGTGATCTATTTTGAAGACGAGCCGAATACTGAACTCTTCCCCGCCCGCCGTCTTCGCGGCCCTAAGACTCTCCAAGAATTGCGCCACGATGTCATAGATCGGCCGCTGCCCGGCGATTTGCTTTCGGCATTCTGGACAGACTGTGGGCGCTTGAAATTGCGCGTTCGTCGTCAAAGATAGCGAGGCGCCGCATCTACAATCAAAGCGAATTGCCGCGATGTCATCCAGTCCACAGACGAAGTTGTGTTCTTGCACCATTCCTCCATTTTGTCACCGGGCTTACCAACCCAAACACCCCATCAACATCGTCCAACACAAATCGCAGGTATTGATATGGCGCTTCACGATGGCCCGATCTTCCGGCGACCACTTGCGGAAGAGATCCGCGCGGACGTAGTGGCGCTGTCCTCCGGGAAGCAGGACTAGCTCAGGTTTCGTTTTTTTTGCGATGCCTTCATGCGGGCAGCCTTCTCGGACAGCGCTTCGAGATTGACTCGGATACCGTGAACGAGGTCGCCCACTTTGCTGTTAAGGATTACGGACAACATTCGATGAAATTCGTGGTGTTCTCGAGGAACCGTCTCCAACCGGAAGCCAAGCAGGAAATCTTCAAAATCCACACCGCACTTCGAAAGCAATTCCGCGTAGTGCTCAATGGTCGGGTTGGCGCGGCCAGCCTCGATATCGTGGATATAGGTTCGATCGCGTTTTGTAAGCTTAGCGAGTTTCGTCACACTTAAACCGGCATCCAGGCGAAGCCGCTGCAAGCGCTCACCCATGAGTTTCTTGGCCCGTTCCACCCTCACATCCACGCCTAAACTCTAGATGGCTCGTAGCCTACAGGCGCGAGAATTTTTATGTTGGTTGTAATAGGCCATCTTGATGTAGGCTAATAACCACTAGTCTAATGACGCAGACTGAACGACAAATTGCTGGAGCAAACATCCGACGACGGCGGGAAGCGGAAGGATTGTCAGTCACGAAGCTCGCAGCGGAGCTCGACATCGAGCGTACCTATTTCTATGACATTGAGAACGGCACGGCGAACGTGACGTTCGAAAAGTTCGAGCGCATCGCCGAGTACTTCCGAGTGACCGTCCGCGATTTATTAGAACCGCCTCCTCGAGGAGGCAAACGCAGCGAATTGGCCGGGAGTCGTCGATGACCTTCGCGAACATCGCAATCGTTTTACTGTCCGTCGTGGTCGCCGCCATCCTCCCGATGGTCATTGCGTATGGATGTATCCGGTGGAGCGATCGACGGCAGTGGGAACGCTTGCTTGCAACTCGGGAGCGTCATCGCTTCCACCAAGAAAGGCAGGAGTAGATGCGGCAGAAGTTCGAGGCAACCAACTACGCCGACAGCGACGGCAATCCCGCGGGAGGAAGCGTGCTGTCGACAGGCTTGTCGATCGTCTGGCAGGACGGGCCACTCGGACGCGGGGAAGAACGGCAAGAGCCGAACGGTGTGTTCGTGGAAACGGTGATCGCGGCGGCGCTGCAGCGGATCGAGTTCTACCAAGCCGCGCAGAACGGCAAATTCAAATGCCGTGAAAACGCCATTGCGATCACCAAACTAGAGGAGGCGTTGTTATGGCTCGACAAGCGGATCCGCGATCGGGAAGCGCGCGACGTCGAAGGCACGCACGCAGCGTAACGGAAGCAGGTGCAATGGACACGCCACCGGACAATCGTTGCGCGGCCTTGGGCGAGAGAGTCGATTCCCTCTCTACCGACACAGAGATTTTGCTTGCCCTTGGGCAGGCCGCGCCGAATTGAGATTGAAGGAGAAGACAAAAAATTAGGGGCCTTTTGCGGAGGCCCCGATCTCAAACAAGATTTAGCGCCGTAGCAAGCGCTTGTCTCGTGTCCCCATGATTGTACGCCGGGGAACGGGACGGGAAAGGTCCCGAATTGCCCGAAAACGCCGCATTTTTGCGATTTTTTAGATGCAACGGAACCCGGCTCCTACAGGCCGACGTGTTTCGCCGTCAACGCGATCAACAACTTCTCGGCGATCGCAAACGGCACGCTGGCGGCATGGTCCTTCAGTCTCGCCTTAAACCCCTGCCATACCTTTTCGTTGCGTGCGGCATCCAGGAACTCGTGTCCGCGCCAGGTCATACTGATCGGAACCCAAAGGAAATCAGTTTTGTCGCCGAGATTCTTACCCTCGATCAGCCCGGCTTCCGCCAAAAGTTTCACGTGATAGGAAATCTCCTCCGGCGAATATTCCGGGGCTTCGACCTTCATCCATTTCTTGCCGCTGCCGCGTTCTTCGACTTCCAGCAGAATCGTACGAATCAAATCCATGTCTCGCTTCATGCAATTCCATTGTTGCACGTGCGTGACGATAGATCCCGGCGGCAACGATGAAGATCACCATCCAGATCGCCGACACCGACGGACCGAACGTTTCCCCGATGGACAATGAAACGAAAACGGCGCCGGTCGAACTGGATGTTCATCTTTGGGCCGAACACATTCATGTCGAAGAATCTGAAGCCGATGAATCGGAGGGTGACGAGGTCACCCTCGAGGCTCTCATAACGGAATTCATTGCGATGTTCGATTCCGACTTCGACCGCGAATCCGTGAAGCAAGAGCATCGGATGGATCCGATCGAGGAACACGTCGTTCTCCTGCTTCGCACCGCCCGCGAATTTGAACGCCTGCGCGAAATGCTATTGAACGCCGTCTACCGCCGCGTCGAGATCGCCGCACAAGAAGCGCGCGACTGGGATCGCCATGTCAACGAACAGAATCGGAACCGGAGCGCGGCATCATGAGGCGCAAACCTGAAGACTCTGACAGTCGCCTGCTGAGCACGGCTGCCGCCGCGGCGTACATCGGCGTCAGCAAAAACACGATGTTCGACTACGTGAAGATGGGCGTCGTTCCCACGATCACATTGCCCGCGCGGATCGATGATGGCGGACTGAATGGCAAACAACGCCGACGATATCTGATCGATCGACAAGACCTTGATGCGCTCATAGAGCGTCGGAAAACCACCGCAGCGGAGCGCACGATTTGTGAGCCGACGCCGGGTCCTTTACATGGCCCTAATGAGGAAGGCCGTCCGGGATTTAAGCGGGTTAGGTATCCGAAGGGATGGCATGTTAAGTACACGGCCGGAAAGGGTTTAGGTGAGCCATGACGGTAATGACTGGCGTGTTAGGAAACCGCTGCTCTATCCATCTGAGCTACGGGGCCAAGCTATTCAGACGATCACCCGCCGGTCGAATGGCCCTTTTGCCGGCCCTTTTGAGCGCCGTCGATGGCTGCGGCCGCGGCCGCAAGA